GTTGCCACAGAACACAACATATAGTTACAATATTTCACTGCCTCTGAACTATACGGCAACAGATAATGTGGCAGTCAGTCAATGCAAATATAATCTGGATGGGGGAACTAACATTACTTTAGCGAACTGTGCTAATGCAACGTTTAATGCCACAGGTGGCTTTCACAAACTATATCTTTTTGCCAACGACACATCAGGCAATAATGCAACTGTTAATGTCAATTTCACAGTTTCTGCCACGATAATTTCAAACTGTTCTGATTTGACAGGAGCAGGGCTGACATATTATTTAGGTAATGATATAATCAATTCATCTGTTTCCAAATGTATAAATATTTCATCAGATAATATTACTTTTGACTGTCAAGGACACCTAATAGATGGAGATGATTCTGCTTGGGACGGGATTTATATTAAAAGAACTGGAGAAAACGCCAATATAATTGTGAAGAATTGTATATTAACTGATTGGAATGACGCTGGTATTTTTTCTTCATATGTTAATAATATTACTTTGAGCAATATAACTGTAAATTCTTCGCAAAGAGGCTTTTATTTTACATATTCTGACTCAAATATAATTTCTGATGCAAGAGCAGATTCTAATTCGTGGGGAGGTCTTTATTCAGAGAATTCAAACATCTTCACCATTAATAATTCAATATTTATTAATAATGGTTTTTTTGATATAGCTATGGATACTTCTATAGCCAATGATGATTGCGATTATACCTTTATAAATGTTACAGGAACAGACAACAAGCCTATAATCTTTTACAATAATACAGTGACTATCAACGGATGGAATAATAATGTAAGCGAAATAATCCTCTGCAAAGCTGATAATTCTATTATTAATAATGTAACATTGCAAAGAACTAGTACTAAGACTAATGGCATTTTAGTGGTAGCTACAAGTTCTGCAAATATATCAAATATCAGTACAACCAATATTTTTGCTGTAAAGCTGGTTAAATCAAAATCTAATAATATATCAAAGATTACAGGAAATTCAAATGTTTTTGGTGTATGGCTTGAATATTCTGATTATAATGTTGTAACTAATGCATCTGTAAGTTCTTCTAATATTGCGGTTGAGACCTTTGGAGGTAATTATAATAATGTATCAGAAGTAGTTTCCAACAATAACAATTACTGTTTAATAGTCTTTGCAGGTTCAAGCAATAATACATATCACGATATTAAATGTTATGGTAGTAAAGATTATGATATTGATTATAATGACGCTAACAACAACATATTTTATAATAATTTGTTCAATAGTTCAGTTAATGTACACTTTTATAATAACCTGACATACAGTTATTGGAACACTACTCAACAATCAGGCACAAGAATATATTCAAATGGAGTTCAGATAGGGGGAAATTATTATACGAACGAAACCAATAACGGCTATTCAGATATATGCAATGATACTAATACAGATGGATTTTGTGATAACCCTTATGATGTGTCTGCTAAAAATAACTGCACGGCAGGAGTAACTTGTGGTAATAATACTGATTATCTGCCTCTGAGCAATAAGTATGCTTTAGGAAATGTGGATATAAACTGGTCATTTGGAACAGGAATAACTAAAGTTTCATATCGTTATGATGATGGAGGAACTCCTCCTACTCCAACAAATCCTTTGATAGTTAATGCTACAGGACAAACAACTTCAATATACTTATTCAATGTTACAAATAATGGAACATTAGCTGGAAGTTTACAAATGAGAATAAATATAACACGAGAAAATGTGACAGATGAATGTTTTGTAAATGCGTATGGCGCAAGTGGAGTTAATCTCTCAACAAGCTTTAGTGTTTTAAATTCTAGTTTAGCGGCACAAACTAGCAACTATATATGGTGTAGAAGGTGGTACAATTCAAGTAGTTTTGATATCATTAGTGTAGGGTACCAATTCAGAATAACTTAGGTGACAATATGCCAGACACTCCTATTATTCCAGTAGAAGAAATTATTGTAAGGCGAAAGACCTTTTCAGCTGATGCCTTATTACAAAAAACGTTCACTAAAACGTTTACTTCTGATGCTGTACTCCAAAAATCTTATACTAAAACATTTGTCTCAGATGCTATACTTCTTAAAACATATACTAAAACATTTACAGTAGATGCCTTGTTGATAAAAACATTTACTAAAACTACTACAGCTGATGCAGTGTTAAAGAGTACTTCAACAAAAACACTTACTTCAGATGCCTTACTTATTAAAACATATACTAAAACGTTTACTTCTGATGCTGTACTCCAAAAATCTTATACTAAAACATTTACAGTAGATGCGATACTTGTTAATGTACAAACCAAAACAACTATTGTTGATGCTATACTCGTAAATAGATTAACAAAAACACTTACTTCTGATACGATTCTTGTTAATAGATTAACTAAAACTTTCATTTCTGATGCTATATTAAAAGCTACCTCAATTAAAACGTTTACCGTTGATGCTATACTCGTAAATAGATTAACAAAAGAACTTACTTCTGACGCAATTCTTAAAGCAACTTCAACTAAAACGTTTACTTCTGACGCAATACTTATAAACGTATTTACAAAAACCTTTTTGGTAGATGCATTACTCATGAAAACCTTTACAAAAACTTTCACTATAGATGCTATACTCGTAAACAGATTAACCAAAACTTTTGCGGTTGACGCAATAATACAATTAGTACCATATAAACCCTTTATTATAAATGCAATATTAAAAGGAACGTTAACTAAGTCCTTTATAATCGATGCTGTGTTACAGAAAACTTATACAAAAACTTTCATAACTGACGCTATACTTACTCATTTATACATAAAAGAATTAACTGTTGATGCAATACTTAAAGCGACATCGACTAAAACACTCACATCTGATGCTGTACTCAAAGCAACGTTAACTAAAACTTTTATCGTTGATGCAAATCTAATGAAAGTCGCAACCAAAACCTTTTTAACTGATGCTATATTACAAAAAACCTATACTAAAGGATTAGCAGTTGATGCAATAATTATACGACAACTTACTAAAACTCTTATAGCTGATGCTATGTTACAGAAAGCTTACACTAAAACATTTAACAGCGATGCTATGTTGATGAAACAATTTACTAAAGACTTTATTACCAACGCTCTATTACGATATGTACAAACAAAAGAATTTACCATCGATGCCATTTTATTATTTACAGGCAAAACGTTTACAGCTGATGCACTCTTAGTATCACCAGAACTATTTTCATATCCATTTGTTGATATATTTAAGTATTGTACAAGCATTAATGTACCAGATTATCTTACAAATTGCCAAACTTTTAAATATTTAGTCAAGGTAAATATTACTGAATAATATTAACCGAATTGAGGTGGAAATAATGAAGGAATTCGTTATCGGAGACACAATCAAATTTTATGTAGAAATAAGAACATATGATGATGTTCTAATAGACCCTACAGTAATTAGTTTAAAAATCTATGACGCATCAGACGCGCTAAAAGCCACTTTAACACCAGTAAAGAGTGTAACTGGTAAATATTCAATTGAGTGGACAATTAATATTGCAACTGCACAAATTATATATGCAAAATTAGAATATACTGCAGGTGGATACGAACACGTGTCTTCACATAAATTTGAAATAGTAACATATAAAACTGGCGCAGAAACGTAGGTGAGTAAATGGGAACGAAAATAAATGTTGGAGTGCTAGTGTTAGTGATATTAGCTAGTTATACTTATATCACAATGAATGATGTTAGATTAAAGGTAAATTCTGCTAGCACGACCTTTTATATTAATGAAAATGGTACATGGACTGCTAAAGCATATGAATATGCTAATCTTTATAACGGAACTAAATTAGTAAAAAAGATAAATACTGATATCATAACTGATGTAAATAATACGGCGAAAACTGTTACAATAAGGAGAATTATTCAATATAATAATACTCAAGGTACTTCGCTTATAGACACTTATTTCTTTAATGGTAATATAAATAACGTGGAATTATTTCCTATTTATCATACTATTGAAGTCATGAATGGTACGGGTCTTATACTTAAATATGATGTTAAGAAACTTGCATATTTTGGACCTACAGTTAATGTGATTTCTCCTCAAAGTTTTGGAAAGATGAAGATAACATGGCAGGATGGTTATTACTATAGTAAACTATCTAGCGCAGGAACTCTAACTGTAAAATATAAAGTAAATTCAAGTTATAATGTATATAATGTCAGGGTGTTTGACCCATTAGTAAATACTACATTAGCTCAAGCTTTGGAGGATTCTTATGTATATAGTATTTATTGTCAATATTTGAAGTTTAACATTTCAAGTTCTCTTTATAGGCCGACGGGGGCTAAACTATTTTATTATGGTCAGTCTGAGAGTGGTGGAATAGAAGAGCCGAATCTTACTATAAGTAGAATAACAAATAGTTGGAATGAAAGTTTGGATGCTACACAACTTAATACTTTGGTCACAACAGGTTCGTGGATAGTTAACGGTTATCCTAGAGTTACTTCTACTTGGAATAATATAACTATAACAAGCGCTGTTCAGTCATGTTGGGATGCAAATCAGAAAGAAAATTGTTCTATAAAATTAACTCCAGGTTCATGTACGTGTGGTGCATCAAAAGGTAGTATAGAGGCTATAAGATTTGGAGATGCTGATTGTGGCATAAGTGAATTCTTTTCTTCTGCTGATAGAACAGACGCAACATATTATTGGAGAGTCGAGCTCGAATATTCTACTCTTTCAGAAAATGATACAGTAACATATTTATATTTAAATGGTGTTCAGAGCAATAGATATTATGAACTAGGTACAGTAGCTAATATTAAAGCCAACGTAACTAATTCCACAGGTCAAGTTATGACTAATGCTCCAATATGTTTGGATATTAATCAAACTGGATTAACAAAAGTAAACACAACTTGTGCAAACGGAACGGTTGAATATAATTATACTACAGCAGGATGGAAAGAAACTTTTTCAGACAATACAACAGAGAAACTATTAGAGTATAATACAACGTCCGCTGAACAGAATCTTACAGTAAATTTAACTATGAACAAATATGATTTAATTAATAATGTAACTCTTAATCTAACAGGAATTGTTATAAGTAAAAATAAAGACCAAGAAGATTATAATCATACACAAGACAACTCTCCATATGGGGGTTGTATATATGGAAGTGTAAATGAAACAATCGATGAAAATTGGACTACATTCTGTCAAGGATGGTCAAACTGGGCGTTTGGTCCTCATTACACATATTCTATTTATGAAATATATAATGTATCTTCTTCGTGGAAAAATCTAACATGGGAATATTCGATAAGTATGCAGGGAAGTGGACATCATAAAATTTATTGTTGGGACTTTATTATTAATGATTGGTATTTAATGATTGATAACACAGGTTCTGGAACATTTAACCAACCAATTTCGTCCAATTGTTATTCTAACAATACTAATTTAACGATTTATACTCAAGGTTCACAAATGGGAGATAGCACACCAAACTATTATTGGGAAGGCAGGTTAAATTGGCAAACAGACCCAACAAACATAAAAATTTATATAAATAATACTTTAGATAAATCATTTGTGTCGTTAACACCAAGTGGAACTCTAACTACATTTAGTACCGGTGAAACATTAACACAATTAACGTATTCAGCGACTGGAGCACAGAAAGTATATTTAAGATTACTAAAAACTGCTAATGTAACAGGAGCTAAAATTAATATACAAGGAACTGAAACCTCGACTTCATTTACTCCAGGTGGAAGTGTAATAGATTATTGGGTTGGAGATATATGTGGCCAAGATATGAAAGCACAATCAATGAATATTACATATAATTGGACATTATATGCAATAGGTAGTTTAATTTTTGATGATTTGTATCCTGGAACTTGTATGTACCCGAGTACCTATGACCCATCTAACTGGATTAATGTAACAATATATACACAGAATATTACAAATCCTACAGGTTCACCGCTTACTTATATACAAGGTAATGGTAGTAATGCAAGTTGTTATAATTCAGAAACATATCATTACTCGTTATATACGAATATATCATTGAATGGAAGTCAACTATATTGGTTTAAGTTTTCAAGAGCTTTTTGTACGGGAAATACAATATATGGTTATACGGATACTAATCCCACAGGTAAAACTGTAGTATCTGATGATGGAGGAAGTACGTGGACACCATGGTCATCATCTGAAATAAGACCAATTTATTATTATTATGTATATCCACATTCAGTTACTGTGGATACAGGAGATGATGGAGTTAATGAATGGTCGTATGGCAGTAAATTTAATACAACAGTGAACGTAAATTTAAATGCAACATCAATAAATAGCTATCTTGAATCTTGCACATCAGATTCAAATGGATATTGTTTAGTTCCCATAAAATTTGTTATACAAAGCCCAGGTAAACTTACAATATCAGAAATAGAAGTAAATTATACACAAGCTATCAATCCAATAAACTTAAATGGTGTATTATTACAGGCATTTATACAAAATAGTACATCCAACCAAGTAACTATACCATTAAAAATCAGTTCACAACAAACAGGGAAGATAAATGTAACTAGTTTAAGAATAAATTATAATGGGACAGATACGATTACAGTTTTTGCACATCATGATGGAAACTCCACATATAATAAGAGTAATAGTACACAAATAATTAATATAGTTTATTCTGGTTATGATATTAGCTTGCCAAAGTCAATAGCCTATCCAATATTTGTACCTACCACAAATATTAGTAAAAACGTTACACCAACAGGACAAACAAGTAGTAAGCCAATATTTAATATTACGAGAAACGCATACGACCAACCTTTCATTTTCTATTTAAGTGTAGAAAATGCTCCAGTATGTGTAAACTTAACTATGAGTAATACATCTACTAAAGGCACTACAATACTAAATACTACTAACCAAACAATATTGACTTGCTCGGTAAATCCAGGAACTTATTGTGGGGGAAATTGGCAATGGGCTGATTATAATTGTGCACCAGGTACTATGGCTTATTGGTTCAACTACACTTATTATACCAAATGCACGTCTTGTGTGTGAACTACTATGAAACCTCCAGAGGATAAACATGATTATTATTTAAGTGAGTTGATTAGAAATCTTTATCAAATTGAAGAAGACCCAAGACAAATTAAATGGATAATGAAAGACGGCATATGGTTACCAGAAAGAGGAAACACAAAAAGAGGGTCGTTATGTGATTTGATATTAGTGTATCACGATGGATTTGGTGTACCAATCGAACTTAAAGGAAGTATGGAGAAAAAACAAAAAGCAAAAGACCAACTAGATTGGAGTAGAAGATTTATTATAGATGAACTTCATTTACCTGTACCATATGGTAAGTTTGTATGCTATAAAAAAGGTTGTGCGTATCATGTTGAAAAATTTGAATACAGGTGATAAAAAATGCCAGTAGGTACCTTAGGTAAAAAACCTGGAATAATTATTATTCCACTTAAGCAATACACTCCTGTTAAACAGGTCATTATTAATGGTGTTGACGTAAGCGAAGATGCTATTTCTTCAAGGGTTGATTTAGGTGTAACTACTGCTACTAGTGCAGTTAATATTATATTGGATAATAATGATGGTAAATATACGAAAGAATTTGCCATAGGAAATATAATTAAATGTTATGCTGATTTTACTAGTGGCACAACAAAAATTTTTGAAGGGCGCTTATATACGCCAACTTATAATTTAGATTTGGCTAGGGGCCATATATTTAATATATTGGGTAAATGTTATGGCGCTGATACACTAAATATTATAGTTACAAAACAATATACTACTGATACAGCTATCTCCACGATATTTATTGAGTTACTAGATGAGTATATGCGTGTTGCTCCTTTTAATCATAGTTCAGATAATAGCAATATTGCAACAATCTCAACTACAGCAAAGCCAACATGGAATGGGGTCTCCTTATGGAAATGTTTTCAAGATTTAGTATTAGCTACACAAGATACGTATCATTTTTATTGTGACTTTGATAAAATATGGCATTTATTCGAAAAAGGTACAAGAATAGATTCAACAGAAGCAATAATATATGGAGACAATTTGGTTGGTCTTGGTGTAACAGATGGTGACTTAAATAATTTATTTAATAAAGAAATTGTATATGGACAAGAAATAGAAACTATTCCAATAATGAAAGTAAAAGAAGATACTAGTAACCAAACATTATATGGTGTGATAAGGGCAAAAGTCATAACAGACAATAATTTAACTACCACAGACGAACTTAATATAAAAGCAATAAATTTATTAGCAGTTGATACCACTCTCGAACAAAGTGGAAGCGCCGAGGTGTATGGATTACCATTATTGAAACCCGGGTATCAAATTCTTATTGTAGATATGTATTGTAATGTGTCTACGATGAAAGATATAATTAATGTTACTCACACCATTGATAGTGGTGGTTTTAGAACACATGTTCAATTCGAGGAAGAAGAAAAGGGTGTAGTCCAACTATTTAAGAGTAGTATACAAAGAGAACAAGAGAGCGCAAACATTAAGAATAAATATGCAATGGAGAATTCACATATTGTTGCTTTTGATGGAGATAATATTGCAGATTACTCTACTGACTTTAGTGATACTACTGTTTGGGATAGTAATCTAATGTTATCATTAGGTAAATCAACAGGATATATTATTACAAACATGCACACAGCTGATAAAAATGTAACCGCGTTTACAGTAATAGTTGTTGGCTCTAACTTAGCATCAGACGAAGGAGAATCTTGGGTCGATGTAGAAGTATCTTGTGATAATGGCGCAGTGTGGGATGACGTTCTTACAATTAATGATACACTACATACACCTTCTTCTTCAGGGAAAAAAATTAAAATCAAGATAACAATAACAAGTCTAACTACTAAAATACGGGCAATAGGGGTTTTATATAAGTAATAGCTGATATAACATATATCTTCCACCATATAAATATATATATATGGGCGGAAGGGATATTATAGTAGGTGATATCACAGATGTGGGAAACTATTTTAGCGAGTCTACCCATAGCGGCAATAGCAGCCATCATTGCAGGTGCAATTAGAGCAGTTGCAGGATGGATTGAGAATGCAGCAAAAGACGGAAAGATAGAATCCTGGGAATGGAAACAACTAGGTGGTACAATGATAAAGTATTTCTCAGGTATTCTTCTACTGAGTACAGGACTAGATGCTGGCCCTGCAGTAGCAACAATGTTTGGTCTTGACGTAGGCACGTCCGCTATAAAATCTTTAGGAAACAAAAAATAAAAGGGTAAAAGCGAAAGAAGAATGAAGAAGAGCTTTTGTTTTTTTTATTTCTTATTTTTAGGAACTCCTTTGCTTTGTGGGAACTCCTTTAAATGGGTTACCTATTTAAAGGATTGCCTTTATTTCAAAAGAGTTGCTTATAACAAGAAGATATTAACTACAAAATTCATTACTCTTCCACATAAACTCTCGGTAGTCTTAATAGAGTTAAGTTAAAGCACCTCTTAATTTTCCCTATCTAAGAAAATTTTAAAAGAATTTCCCGTAGTCTTTCGCCAATACCAACTATACCTATAATATCTTCTTCTTTCAACGGTTGTTTTTCCTTATTAGTTAAAATAATGTCAACGTGTTCGCATATCTTAAGCGCCCTATCGTAGCTTATTTGAGGTAGGCACATTAACATTTTAAACTTAATATCCTCATCCGTTAACTTATCGCGCACTTTCATTACACTCGTATCCATAATACTAGGTACCTTTCCATCAAAAGATTTATCCATAATTTTACATATAAGCTTTGCCATTTGTGTATCGTTGTCAACTTGAATTATTTTAACATTATACCTAACAGATATAGACGCCAACGCACCAAGATGATGCTCTACTGTCCAACCTTGGAGGTGTGGCAAGAATTGTATGTTTTTGAAACTACCACTAATAATAAGATAACACTTTTCATAATTTTCTTGCATTTGTAATAACTGTGTCCATAATCTACCACTTCTAACAGAACCTATAAAATCTTCTATTGTCTTGCGTTCAATAACAACATTACTCTTTACGAAGTCACCAACGGGTAACGCTTCTACTTGGTACTCTATATTTTCCTTAGTTAACATTCTTTGTAGTTTATCTTCGTGTACATCTACGAATAACGTACCTGCCGTTATAGTATTTGCTGTTACAATTTTTATATTATGTATATTTTGTAAATGGTCTAACAAAACTGCTTCGCTTGCTTGAGCTACCCAATTTTCATTACAAGTTTTACACTCTATACAACATTGTTCATTCATTCTAAAATACTCTAATAACTGCTCTGGAATATTACATATCATTCTTATCACCCAATAGCGAGGACTGGATTTGAACCAATGACCTCCTGCTTATGAGGCAGGCGGGAACTCCTGGCTTCCCCACCTCGCTTTACCACTTATCCTTTTTCTTCTTAATAGTTAATATTATACTATCCTTTCCTTCTTTTCTATCAAACTCTACTCCCTTTTTATGTAAGTATGTTGTACAATCTCGTATATATTTTTCCATGATGTCTCCTACGATATTTTGTCTTCTTGGTATCCATATAAATTTTACTTTTAATCGCTTAAAATCAACCAATCCTCGAACGTACTCTACCTTCTCTAACATTTTAGAGTCGACTACGTTCCATATTCCTCTGATTTGATTTACTACTAACTTACTATCAGAATATATTACAACATTCGAATCGGTTTCCACAGCTTCTAGTGCTTTTATTACTGCCCAATATTCTGCCTCATTACTTGTTATTCCTTCTCTTGAAAAAATTCGACCTTTGTTACTACCAGCTATTGCACCGCTCTCTATATGGTAACCATAGTGGCATAATCCATTTTTGGCTTCCCCCGAACCATCAACATATACTTTTATTTCGACCATTTTTTACCACACACTGGACAGTTGATACAATCATAATATGCTGTAAATCCACATTCGCATACGTTTTGTTTTCCATATACTTTCTTATGTTTGCTCTTAAATTTAGTTGCCTCTTTTAACTTTTCTACATCTTCGTTTGTCAATCTATACACAATATCACCCAATGTACGGCGGAGTAAATAAAGCATCTTTGTCGCTAACAAGAAAATCCCACCTCACTATTTTTTTTTCTCTCTTATCTCTAATCACGGTTAACAACGCGCCTTTTTTAATAAAATAAAAAATATCCTCAAGTTTACTGGTGTTATACACAAAAGACATAAAAACATGAGCATCAATTATCATAGGGCTTTTTAATGAATACATATTTCCAGCTTTTAATTTTTCAATATCTCCTATTTCATCGTTTAGTACACTATTGATAAAATGCAACATATCTTCTACCATATTTTTACCTCTTTTTTATAGAAACTATACTTTTTGTCCTCTTTACTAATGCAGTATCCCTCTCTCTCCAAAAGTTCCCAATTTGGAAAGAACAAATCATCTCTTGTGTATAGATAATCGAATTGTCTTTCTTCAAATACTGAGTGTTTAAATTTCTCGGGTGTCCAATATCTTTTCGCAATCATTATAGATATCGATTTGGGGAAGCCAGCTTCTCTCATGGCTAATATTGTAAGATACCTATCACGCCAACCACACCTACAAGAAACCAATAAACTAATTATAAATTGTGGTAACTTATTTACTAAATCGGCACACTCTTCTGTTGCTTTAACTTCAGGAACGTCTTCTGGTTCTGTATAGTACCTCTCGGGTATATGTCCTGTAATGCGAACATCTAACATTTTGTCTCCGAATAAACATCCATCATAAGTTCTAGGTGACATTGCTTGTTTTCTTAAGTTATCATATGATAAGTCGAAGTCTGGTTCCATAAGCGGAATACAATACCTTTGTCGTTTAGGATTCCATGTGTTTGGAATACGACTAATGCGTGCTATATCACCTATAACATGTAGGTCAACTTTAATTTTAGTAGTTTTTATAATATTTTCTTGTACCCACCTTAACTTTTCTTTTTTGTTTCCTGTGAGAGGTGCTATTGGTATATAAACATGAACTCCTCCGCCACTGAAGTTTATATAATGGAACACATTATTTTGGTTTTCTACTAACCAGTTATGTAATCTTTTTGCATCTTCCCAACATTGTGAACTATCCAAATCAAAATATATTTTATCTACAACACTTTCCGAATATGCATGGTGTGTAGGTACAGAATATATTGTAGTGTAACAATCAATTAACCCGTTATATTTATTAATTAAAGTCACAAATGTTTTTCTATCTGGAACAAAAACTCTCTTTTTTCCAAACTCGCGTGGGAAAGTATCGAATAGTTTAAACATAGTTTATCACCTCAGGGTGACATTTTAAACAAACTTCGCCTTTTTTAAGGATAGCACCACATCCAGCACACTCATAATCATTTTTCCCTACCATCTCACTCTTATCGATTGGCATTTGCGCTCGCCTCCAATTTTTGACACACTCCTCTATAGGGGCACCAATAACATTTAGCTTCTGGATTCTTTTCAAATTCTTCGTCGTCTATCTTTTTTCGAATTACTTCAACCTTTGCTAATGCCTCTTTGATGTGGTGTTCATTAAGTTTTATTTTAAATACTTTTCGTTCATCTACCCCAATTATTCCAATACTAATAGGGCTATCTCCATAATATTTTTGGTCAATTAAACTAAATTTACCAATAAATGCTTCTTTGAACATGTGAGCATATAATGCTAACTCAAAAATGTGTGGTTTAATACTTTTCGCGTTTCCTGTTTTATAATCATATACTTCATATACTTTGTCTTCTAAATTATAGTCCACTCTGTCAATTATACCTTTTAGTGTTCTAGTTTCTATTGTTACTTCAGTGAGTAAAGGTAGTGTATAATTTGGACGGCTATATCTTATAATCTCATAATCAACAAGATTTGTTAAAGGAATCTTATGTTCTTCATATTTCGGTCCCGCGGCTATTTTCATTGTTCTTCTCATTATATCAGGTGTTATTATTGCCGGAGTTATTTTATTTTTATGTAGGTCATTAAAGAACGTTTCTATGATTTTGTGTACTTCCCATCCTCTTTTCATTGCTGGAACTGAAGGTCGCGGTAGTTCCATAATATATTCGAACTTAAACTTCCTTGGACAAAACTCATAGCACAATATTTTGGATTTTCCTAATTTCACTTAAACCACCTTTGCATTCCTTCTTGGTCTGAAAATTCATCCCATCCCATCGCATCATATATTCTATCTATATTATTTTTAACTGTTCGCTTAAACATCTTATTCCAATCAATTATAACTTCAGGCGGATTTCTAATATAACATACTTCTTTTGTTGGCGGTTTGCCTATTACTTCTTTAACATATAAAAACTTTATTTTGTCGCCGCCTCTAATTTGTTCTCCTAAATATTTATTTGCATATTGTGCACCGCGTATATAGGGATTAGTAACTCTATATAAATTAAAATCTTTTTTAATTCCTCTTGGTATCGCAACTAAATCTAAGTCTTTTATTTTCATTATTTCTTCTCTTTTCTTTTTGATGTATGTGTCTACTTCTACTTTATTTTTTTTTGCTAGTATCATTTCAAAAACAGTTACTTGTATTTCTTTTCCTACAATATTAAAATCGCTTCTTTTCTTTTCGAATCCTTTTATATATAATTCTTTTGCTGGTTTGTCATCTACCCACACCAAATTTCCTGCATATCTCTTTTTTGCTTTGGTAAAAATTATTTCCGAAAATATTTTTTCAAACGCCATCTTTATAAAATTATTCTTTGGTGACCCAAATTGTTGAACAAAAGTGTCGAAGCTTTCGTTTAGTTTATTTACTAGTACCTCTTGTATTTTTAAAATTTCTTGTGTATTAGTTAATTTCGTTTCAACAAATAATGAATCAGTGTCAGCATATATTACTTTATGTCCTTCTTTTCCTATAATTTTTTCCGAGTAATTAATAAGTTCTCTTCCGCACCATGTTATACTATCTGCTAGTTTTGGATTGAAAAATCTAAAGTTCTCATCATTATTTGCGCCATATAGTGCGTTTATTAAGAACTTTAGTGCGAACTGAACACTAAAGTATGCATTATATTCATAACTACCATATTCATATTTTTTCATTTCTTTTTGAAACTCTATTCGTGTAGCTATTAAATTTTCTAATATTGCCGAATATAAACCTTGTTTACTACTATCAAATGAAACGCCGTTTCCTAATTTAATATCACCCTTTTTACCTTCGCATATTGTTTCGTAGCTAATATTAAACTGCTGTATAATTGATGGATATGTGCTTTTTAAGTCCATTACAAAAACACCTGTATGAACACCTGGTGATGTGCTCTTTACAAATCCTCCTCCAACTTTCTTACCTAATGCTATTGCTAACCTTTCGCGCTCTTCTCTGTCTGGTTTGGTTGGTAAAACTTCTCCTCTTTTTTGTGCTTCACGCAATAAACACACATCTATCATTTGTCCCATCCATCTTGTAAATCCCCAAATACTTCCTGTCGCGCGACGAAGAGCATCGTAATAATCAATTATCATTCTTTTTTCATCAATCATTTTTACTAACTTTACATCATCGGAGCAGTATCTAATAAGTTCTGGAATATCTTCCCACATTTTCATTAAGTCGGGCTGTACTTTTTTTATTCCTAATTCTTTTTCAGCAATATACTCTAAACTATATGAAGGTAACTCTGCTAAATCTAAGCCACGATACCCCTTATATAAATCTAATATAACTCGACCTTTAACAGTTATTTGGCTACTTTTAAAACCTCTTTTTTGTTCTTGTTTTACTGCAACATAATCAAATGGACTAAGTTCTTTAATGAAAGATAAACGAAGTCTTCTACATCTATTAATAATATATGGCAAATCGTAAACATCACAATTCCAACCTGTCATAATGTCAGGATTGGTTTCTCTAATAAACTTAACAAAAGTTAATAACATCTTTTCTTCATTATTAAAATAGTAATTAGAACGTTCATCACTTTTTTCTACTTTCTCTTCTAAGTCTTTTCTCCACACGAAAGAAATATGTTTCTTTAGGAAATTATCATAACACGATATTATAATGATTGGTTCGGGTGCATTTTCAGAGTCTAAGCATTTATTTGATACTTCTATATCGAAACAACAAACGCGTAATGGTTCTTTAGGAATTGGAACGCTTACTCTATCAATTAAATATCTTTGTGTATATGGTATATCTGCTTCATAAGTTTTTTCATAGTTCTTTTTTACTTGCGGAACGTCAGCGGGAGTTTCTACAAAAACTTTGCATTTATTATTATCATAGAAATAAGGCCTAAAGTCAGTAACTTGTTCTACCTTTAAATTTCCTTCTTTATCTCTACTCCTAATTACGAGACCTGTTCTACCCATTTGTTCAATATGAATCATTCTTTCACCGATTCTATTTTCTTTTTTAATTTTTGTAGTTTGTTCCACATTAAAAACGACCATACACACATATCCACAATTTCTTCTTCTATTTCTTTTGGTAGGTCGTGATGAAGATATGCATCTTCCCCATACGATGCTTCTCCTTTCGCTATTCTTTCTCGCATCTTCCCTACGAACTCATCTAATTTTTTTATGTCTTTCATAGTAACAACGACCTCATAAATTCTTCTTTGGGAAACTTGCCCGGCTCTGATACTAAGAATACACCTCTTACTTCATTTGTTACCATATCTGAAGTTTTCTTTTTTACTCCTCTGCAAGCCATGCACTGATGTTTTCCAATTAATACTACCATCGAACCTTTAGGTTTTATTTTTTCTTCGAGCTCCTCTATAATTTGATATGCCATAACTTCTTGTGTATTTGGTCTTGCCGCATATTTATCAACAAGTCTCGCTAACTTGCTTGCGCCTGCTCGCCATTCATTTGGTATATAACCCACATGTGCTACACCTTCAAAAGGTAATAAATGATGTGAGCAAAGACTTGTAAATTCTATATTTCTTAATATCACCATTCCTGTTGTCGTTGGATTTTTATTTGGAAATATTGTAAAGTTGAAGTCATGCCTTTTCTTTAGCTCTTCATAAAATCTTTGTACGCGCCCCGGGGTATTAGCTAATTCTTCTTCATTAAATAATTCATCTGGTAACTCAATTTTCATTCTGCATGACCTCCTTCAAAATTTTAATATTCCTTAGAGCGAGCTCTTTATTAATAACCCTTTCGAAATAGTTTTTGGGTCTTTTGACGTCCTCGAAATTTTCTTTATCAATTTCAATATTTAACATAGCTAACTTCCAAGGTATTGTGCTATCTACAGATTGTCCATATCTGGCTAATGCTGGTAAATCTCGCCAATCGTCTAATGCTAAAAAGTGTATTGGTTTTTGTGTGTAGGGCGACATTAATCTCATAAACTCTACTCTTTTCATTTTTGTCCATCTTGATAACATTCTATCAGGAACACACACAATATCTATTTTCTCCATTATATTTAGTTCTTTGAAAGCGATTGCCGCATGTGTAAAATTCTTTCCTACAACAACTGCCATTATTTTCATATCTTCAGGAACAACTTCACACATTTTATCTAATAACTTATAATAGTCTAATGCGTCATGAGAGTCGTAAAATGTATCAGGTAATATTATATAATTAGCTCTAATCTCTTTAGCTTTATCTATGAGTTCATCTATTGTAGGGGTTTTTTGCAACTCAAAGAACCCGTTATCTAATATCTTAGTTGCGTTTCTTAGTTGTTTAATCTTTTTAGTATATTCATTATCACCAATTAAATGTGATAAAAATAAGTGTGTATCGCTCATCCATAACTCTCTGTCGTTAATGTGTGCTGTCGGAAGAATGTTTACAAATTTCATATCATCACCTCGCTAATGTTATGTTTTGATTCCTTCCTCTCCATTCTTCCATTGTGTCTCCTTTTTTTAATATCTCCTTCGGAAAATCTGCTCCTCTTATAACAAGTGCTATTATAAGTTCTGCAATTACACATGGTTCACCAAGGCAATTGTTAGGATTTTTATACACCGCTTTTAAACATCCTTTGAGTGACATCCAATCGGTTATCTCGCTCTCCTTAACCTTTATTTCCGCGATACATCTATTAAATGGAATTCCTTCCCATTTATTTAGTGTATTGATTGAGCACATCTACCGCTTCCTCCCATTCTTTACCTGTTAGAGCAGGGTCTTTTAAATCATTTTTTACAAAAGCTTCTGTTCTTTCTATACATGTTCCGCATTTTAAACAAGGTCTTCCGTTTTGTGGATTATAACAACTCCAAGTTAACTCAAGGGGTGCGTTTAAGTTTTTTCCTAGTTGTACAACATCCGCTTTCGTTAAACTTATAAATGGTGCTCTAAGAATAACTGCTCCTTCGGTACTTTTAAATATAGCTTCTTTCATTGCCGCTACAAACTCTGGGCGGCAATCTGGGTATATAGTTTTGTCATTGGTGTGTGCCGCATAATCTACATATTTGGCACCAATTGTAACTGCCCATCCTGTTGCTAATGACAACATAATCATATTCCTGTTGGGAACGATAGTAGACTTCTGAGATTCGTCCGAATAATGTCCTTCAGGTATGGATTCATCTCCTGATAATGAACCTTTTCGTATTAGTTCATTGATAGACTTTATGTTCACAACTTTGTGATTTATCCCTAGTTTTTTTGCAATCTTTTTTGCTCTCGTAATTTCTATATCGTGACGTTGTCCATAGTTAAATGTTAACGCATTTACTTCATATCCTGTTTTTATTAATTGACAAACCATAGTCACGGAGTCAATACCTCCTGACATTATTGCTACAACTTTACCCATTTGCCCACCTCTTATTTTTTTAAAATTAGGGAAAATTAAGGGATGTTTTTAATATCACACATATTTCATATGTGTTCATATTGTTGTTTGCGTGAAAGTTATGGAACTCTCGGCTCCTTTGGAAGATTTTTGATTGGATAATCTAATATAAAAACCTTCCAAAAACTCCTGCAACTCCTAACTATCATTTCTCCATTACTTTTTAAACTTCCGCAAAGGCGTTCTTATTTTCCCACACTTTAATTGATACTGTGTATCCTGGTACTATACTTCTCTTTAGTTCTGAACGTATATATTCTGCTAATATTTCTGCTGTAGTGTTTTCTATTGGTAGCATAGCGAATTCTTCTAGTACACCAATCACTTCTAAATCTCCGCATACTCTTTTTGCAGATACAGCAATACTATTATCATTATTAGCTACCACAATATTTTTATTTTTCATAGGTATAAGTATCTTATGGTCTAACTCTTTGAGAATATTACTCAATAAACTCTTAATTTGTGAAAAGTCAACTACTATTCCATTAAAGCTTAACGAGCCTTCTATTGTGACGTCTACATCCCAATTATGTCCGTGTAGATGTGAACACTTTTCATGCCAAGGCAAAAAATGCGTTGCACTAAAACTTTCTCCTATTCTAGATACTTTAACTTTATCAGTTGTTCCCATATCAAACACCTCTATACTAGACTTCTTAGTCTCCTTTTTATCTCAGCTAAATTTTCTTCTATTTCATCAATTAAATCAGTCATGCTTTTATCATAATCTATAGATTTTCCTTTGCTCTTAGGAAGCGATTTTCGTTTGTGTATTTTTTCCTTATCTTCTATTATCTGTCGTAATGATTTTTTATCCAATAATTTTTCTTTGGTTATTGGTCCATTATTTTCCTCTTCGTTGTTTTCTTCTGTTTCTTTTTTCATATCATCCTCCTCTTTTATTGCTTTTCCATATCCATATCTTCGGCGTAGTTTGTCTGTAGCAACATATTTTTTATGTGGTACATTTCTTGCTGTACATACACCTAATGATACTTTAATGAGATTCGCAACATACATATTACTAAGTGTTTGGTGCACTTTTTCTATATCATCGTCATTAAGATTAAACATAGAGATAATATCGTGTTCACAATAGTAGCGGGGACTCTTTGCGAATACTCGCTCTATTTTTGCCCTAAACTCAGTTGTCATTACCAAAACCTCTTTCCTTCAGTAGGTGCATATATTAAATCTATTCCTAGTTTTTTCGCGTATTTCTCGTCTGCTCCTACAAATTTCAGAACTTGTCTCAAGAATATCTTGTGTGCGAGCAACTTATTTAATAGTGGTGTCATCTGCTTTAGTTCATTATTTGTCCAATGATAGTATTTTTGTATATCTTCAAATAATTCCGTGTACTCAGATTTACCTTCAGTTGGCTTACGTATGTAATGAAAGTATGGTACTTTTTGTGGTGGAATAAGAGCCATGTAAAGAAGCTCAAGCATTTTCTTATCTAACCAAAATATATATCTGTCCATCCTTTCTGCTATTTGTCTAATGTCTTTCTTAAACGAAAAACTTATGAAGCGGTTAACAAGATACGGAGACCACGAAGAATCAAGTTCGCCTTCCTTTGTGAATATTGTTTTTAGTTGAGCATATAGTGTTTGAGTCATTTAATCACTTTTTTATGAATCTTAATATGAATGCGAACAACTGTATTTCAGGGTCTGCTCCTGTTCTTATTCTATAATCTGCTTCTGCGAGCTCCCAAAATGATTCGGGATTGTACGAATCGCTATCTTTTAACATATTTTCTAATGTTCTTTTTAATAATTCAGTGGGGTCTAAACTATTTTCAATAACAAATCTGCGGGTATCGTGTGGGTTTCCTGTTTTTAATAGGTCGTAAAATTGGTCAGCGAGTTCCGTTCTTGTTTTTACATATTGTTCGTTTATACCTATCGATGCTAAACTTTGTAGTTCATTTATCATACTACGCATGTCTGGGTAATATATATCTATTATTTTTTTTAGCGCGGGAACCTCATACACTACGCTTTCGCTTTCGCAAATAAATTTTAAACGTTCGAGTATTTTTTCTTTAGGTAGCTCTGTAACTCTAAAAACTTTACATCTCGATAATATGGGTTCTATTATTTTTGTCTCGTCGTTTGCTGTCAATAAAAATTTACAATTAGACGAATATTTTTCCATTAAAAATCTTAGCGCGTCTTGACTTGCGGACAACATTCCATCGAATTCATCCATTATCACTAACCTAGGTGTATCCATTTTTAGCTTTTGCGTAATAACGAAATCTTTTACTTTGTCCCTAATTGTCTCTAATTTTCTCTCGTCAGATGAATTAAGAACCATTATATCTGAGGAAGGACATTTTATTTCATTCTTTATAGCATGCGCGAAAGTTGTCTTACCTGTTCCAGGAGACCTACCAACAAATAAGAAGTGTGGCATTTCAAGCGGCTTTTTAATAAGTTCACTAAGTTCCTTTTTTATATCTTCTTGCCCTACAATTTCATTAATTGTCTTGGGCCTATAGGTTTCGCTCCATACAAGTTTCATTCTTCCTCATCTCCTCCTTCTTTCCTTATCATAACATAATATTCCGTATAAATTATTTTGTCTCCCTTTTCTGTAATCTTCATTGGTAAATCCTCTCCTAAATGCATTAAAATAAAATCATCTGTTAGCGCTTTTATAATATGTCTAAAATAATCTGCGCCAACAAATATACTTACATCATTAAACTCTCCTTGGTCATCTTTTATTGCGACTGTTTTTGTTATTGTATCTGTATCTCCAGATGTAAATGATAACATTTTATCTTTTAGTTCTATTTTTATAGCTGATGATTCTTCTTTAAATAATCTACTATCTGCGGCGACTTCTTTTAAATCATCAACTTTAACCAAAATATATGTGTTGTATTTTGGTTCTTCAGACATTTTAGCAGCCTCTATAAATCCTTTCTCAGCTAACATAAACTTAGCTTTTTTTCCTTCTTCAGAAAGAGTCATAACATTATCAATCACATCTAAGGTAATTTCGCTCTTAAACTTATCAACAACTCCTCTTATAAATTCTAATTTTTTTACTCCTATTTCACCTATAGCTTTATAGTTGCTAAACATACTACTGCTAAGCTTAGAACAAACAAAACACACCATTCCGCCTGGCATCATTGCACTACATTCTACTTCGTTAGCGCGAAAATTTAATATTACGCTGTCATATATAGTATTGTCGAGAGCGATTTTATCCAAGAAATCTAATAACTTCTTTTTCATTATTTGCATACTATTCCCTCTGTGTAGTCATTACTAATTCTCGACCTACAAGTCTTCACGAGGAAGACTGTATAAGAAGAGAACTTTTAGTGACTATTTGAGACCATCGAATAAATTCTTTATATCCCAAACTGCCTTCCCATTATTAACTGTTGCAAAAACAGTTTCTGTTCCTTCTTTCGCCAAACTATACTTAGACTTATCAATAATGGCAGTAAATGTAGTTAATTTTCCATCTGCCGATTGTGTTTTTTTACAAATTATTCTTTGATATATTAGTTGATTTATCTTTTGTTTTACTGCAGGGTCTTTTATTGCTGGATTTTTTGTTCCTTGTAAAATTAAATCTTCGTGCCCAATATAAAACTTGTCTATTGGGGTAAGTTTCATTTGCTCGAATATTTCTGTCATTGTTTTTGCACGATTAATCCAATACCTTAATTGAACCCCACCATCTGCTGTTAGATTTTTATCTATTCTCATAGTGTATTCTGCATATTTTAGAAGGGTTGATATTCCATCTAATACTATCGCAGAAAACTCGTTGCTGTGGTCGTTCACATACTTTATTATTGCTTTGACTTTCGAAATAGTTTTTGGATAATCTATTATAACGTCTTTCGCTGTCATTTCTACTTCAAGTGGATTTATTACTATTATATTCTTTTTGTCCTTGAAAAAACTATTTTTTAATGGAGTATCACCGCCATCCACGTCTATAAAGACACTATTTTTCGTTTGTTTACTACAATAGTCCATTACTATTCCTGATTTACCTGTTCCATCCGTTCCTAATATTAAACAATTGAAACAAGGTTGTTCTACTGCGATATTTTGCGCGTCGTCAATCATTTTTTTAATTTCTACGTCGCTAAAAAGTTTTCCTTTACTTTCGCTCTCCTTTGATGAAGTTTTTGTAACATCTTCATCATTTCCAGTTGGCCAATCATTAGCCATTTATTCCACCTCCTTCATTTCCTTCAACTCTACTTCTCTTTCTATTTTATTGTTTACATATACTGTTTCGTCTTTCTTAATTACTTTTACTATCCATTCACGAACAACAGTAGTTTTCTCTATTTTAAACCCCCATTTTCTCGCGTGATGCTCAATAGTTGAATAGCTCAACCCTGTTAACTTGTGAGCATCAACTAAGGGAACTCCAGTCCTCCTTCTATTAAGGAGGCTTTTTAGCTCAGCAAGTTTTCCAGGGTCGGCTACCATTTATGAACTACCTCTTCTTCAGATATTTCGGGTTTATTTGATGGCACTGAGTTTCTAAAAATTTTGGGTGTATAAATACCCAATACATTTATATTTTTACCTCTGTCTGTTATGTTAGGTTGTCCTACAACATATATTTCGCTTCTTTCAGGAAAATCAATTTTAATGTGGTCTGAAACAAAACAAGTCATTGGAGGTACTATATTACCTTGCGCGTCTACAAACTCTACTGTTTCGTCTTCTATTCTAATAATTTGTGAACCTGTTGACGCCATCATTGGAACAATTTCCGTTACTAGTGCTTTTATTATTGCAAATCTCTCAAATTCTTGGTGTTGCTGAACAAAGGTGTCTATTTGGCTTAAGGTTATTATATGGTTCTTGAATAGTTTTATGTATAAACCTTTTATTTGTTCGTCATTTAGCTCTTCGCCGATTGTGTTGATTTGTAGTTTTCCTGCGTCATTAAATCTAACTAGTTCCGATGTTGACGACTCTAATTTTAGCGCTGGGAAGTTTACTTGTATATTTGTTGGTATAATTACCTTTGTGTTCTCTCCTCTCACACGAAAATACATAGGTATCCATTCTTCAGTTTCATTTTCTTGCTTTACTTTTACAGCACCCACAACCAATCTTTGGATATCATTTTTAGGCATTGGTTTTCCTAGTTTTTTCTTAGCCCACTCAGGCATTTTTTCTAGTTCTTTTTCAGTAGCAAAAAACAAAGGCTCTCCGTTCACATCGGTTATTTTTTGTCTAATAGCAGAATCTCTATCTTTTTTAAAGAGTTCCATTGCCGCCCTACGTTTAGCAGCAATCAAATCCATAGGTGAGTTTGCACCAATAAATATACCTTCGTATATTGCTCCCCTACTTGATAACTCCTTTCTATACATAGCTGTTAATCTATTTGTTGCTATTGCTTTTCGTGTTTCCTCTGGTATATTTTTGTCTAATGATTCAAACTCCTTATTGAGTTCAATTTTTAGTTCTTCTTCTGTTTTACCAGTTTTATTTGAAATCGCCTGTAAAATATTCGTTTGCATTTTTTTCACCTACTCTCCCTCTTCGGATTCTTCATCTTCTTCGACAGCAAACTCATCATCGTCTTCTTCATCTTGATATTTAAATTGGTCCATTTGAAACCGCCTCCACTTCCATTTTAGATTTAGCCGCCTCGGCTAATACGCTCTCTTTTGTAGTTATAGCGTCTTTTTTTCTTCTGATAGTAAGAACTGTTCCACTATCTTTAACTTCAAAATGTTCAGAAAGAACATCTATTACTTCTTTCCATATTTTTTGGTTACCAGCACTTCTTGATTTATATATCATTAGGTAATCTTTTTCCGCCATATTAAACACCTACTCTACTTCTTCAACAGTTACTTTGACTTTTTTAATATCGCTGTCTCCGGTAAACCATTTTTGGAGATATATTGACCCCATTACTGGAGGTTTTCCTTCACCCGGAACTTCCTTGAATCTAAGTGTATTCTTAGTGTCCTTATCCTTTTCAAAAACTACTTCAAGCTTTTTCATTTTAGCTCACCTCGCCTTTTATAAGCGTCACCATACTTCGTGCCGCTCTAAACTTATTATTATAATAATCTAAGTCTGTCTTATTTTGAATCTGTTGCTTCTTTAAGTCAAGAATTGACGTCATAATTTTAATATACTCTTCGTTATGAGATAATGTCTCTGAAACAGCTGCTCTTCTTGAGTCTTCGTTTGTATACATCTTTTTACCACTGTCATCGTGTTCATTTATCACTATTGATGTAGTACTTAGTTCTATTGATACTCGAAGTTGTTCAAGAGCTTCTAATCCGAGTGCCGTTGTAAAAGTAGCGATTTCAGCCTCTTTTATTTTATTTGGCAACTCCTTCAAATCCTTTAGAATTTCTTCCTCCATTTTATCCACCTCTTCCTTTTATGTAGCGATTAAAATTTAAATTTAAATTTCCCCCTGCTTGTTTAAATACTTTTTAATGTTGTAAGATATATTTTTGAAGATATGTGTTCAAAGCGCGATGTAAATCAAATACCTCACCGAGTTTCTCTTTGGCTTTCATGGTCTCAAAAATATATTGTTCAAACCCATTTGCTACCATATTAAATACTTTTAGTTGCTCTTTTGAAGTTACCCTGTAACATCTATCAATACGTTGGCTCAAGCGCGCCGGATTCCAAGTCATATCAAAATTGATAATTGTCGACACAAATGGCATATCGACACCATAATTAAACGCGTCTGTTGCTACCAAAAACTTAAATTCGTCTCTGAATTTCGTAATAATTTCTTCTTTATTTTTAGTTTTTCCCGACCCTATTATTACATCTTTACCAAGTTGTTGCGCGATGAAAGGTGTCATTTTTCTATATTTAGTAAAGATTACAACCTTTCCTCCATCTAATTCATCTATGATGTGTTGCAAATCGCTTAGTTTAGCCGACTCTGACTTAGTAACTTCTATATTAACAAGACTTTTAGCATTTGAAAGTTTTATTAAATCCGTCGAATCTTCTACCATTTGTAATAATGTGAATTTTTGTATCGCTGTTCCTGTGTTATTATAATAATCTTTTTCAATTGCCTTCTCAATTTGCGCTCTTACCTCAAGCTGATATGGTGTTAAATCAATTAATCTATCATATATAACTTTTGGCGGGAAGTGTGCAACATCCTGCCTTTTGCGCCTAATTGCAATTGTTAAAAAATTCTTCATAAAGTCGTCCACATTCTTATAGTTCAATAGTATCTTAAATCCAAACTGCATTCCAAAGTTACAATATTTTGTGTAAAAGTCTGCTTTTGACATCCAACCTGGCTGTATAATATTTCCTAACGTAAACGCATCTTCTAATTTGTTTTCTATTGGTGTACCAGTTAATCCATACAATAGACTCGGAGATAATTGTTGTACATACTTTGTTCGTTTAGCTTTTGGATTTTTTAGGTATGTCATCTCATCCAATAATATTATTTGCCATTTTGTTAGGTTATAAATATCCCAAAAGTCCCTTAATATTTGTTCGTAATTAATAATAAATACTTGAGGCTTCTTCTCATATAGAAACTTTCTTTCTTCTGGGTACCCTTTTATTATTACCGCGTCACGGTTAAACCATTTTTTAATTTCTCGTTGCCATTGCCATTTTATTGAGGAAGGACAACATACACATACTCTCTCTACTGAACCTTGCCTTAAAAAATAATCAGCAATCGCAAACGTCTCTAGGGTTTTGCCCAAACCACATTCATCGGTTACTAATAATTTTTTTTGCATGATTCCTCTTACAGCGCACGTAATCTGATAATCATATAAGAAAGAGTACTTCTCTTTAATATACTTTGTCAACAATATATTCGCTTGAAGCACTTCTCTTGCTTGATTTCTAACTTCAAGAAGAACACACGAAATATCAAAGCCCAACACTTGTAACTTGTAAAGGTTATTCGTTGTATATGGTATTTCCCAATATTTAAATAATGGATTCCACTTCCTGCCCACAATTTGTTTTATTTCATATATTAATTGTGGGTCGTAATCAAAAGCAACAACTAGTTTATCCTCTTGTAGGTGCACGCCCATTTTATCTCCTCTTTACACCAACCAAAGCTTCAAAGAAACTTCCTTTAGACTCTTTTACTTTTCTTGCTGTGGGCAATAAGTTTTTTTGTTTTCTGTGTATGTGTTCTTTTGGTTTTCTTTTAAGCACCAAGTTCCTCTTACATCTTGGACAAACTATTCCGCCTGCCTTGTTAAGTGGCATTATGGTAGCAATTTGCGCGTGTAATGACGCTGGCGAACAAAGCTTCTCAAAAACAATCATTACCTCAGGGGATAATGTCTTTTTATTATCTAGAACACAGGTTTTTAGTTCGTCTATTGCCCATTTTAATTCACGAACTTCTCGTCTTAGCTCTTGTGGCTTGGGAGGAGCTTCAATTTCTCCTACAACTCCTTTAAATTCCATATATCCTTACCTCCTTTTTTATTTCGTCTTTTTGTGTATTTTACAATTGGGATTGGTATCTTTTATTAAACGGTCTCTTGTAAAGCCAATCCTTCTACATCCACATGGTAATTTTATATTGTGCACATTTAAACACCTCTCTTCTTACCCCATAACCAAACATGCAATCTCATCGTAAAACGCCAATTTCTTTCTTTACAAATTTCTACAATCCATTTTGCGTTTCTTTCCATCTTGTCTTCTGTTTTACCTTCTGGCATTAACATTATTTTGTTTTGGACAAGATGATATTTCTCTATCAGGGCGTCTATTTCATATATATCGCTTTTTTGAGACACCACAAACTTAAAGAATGCGTGTCTTCTCGGTGCGTTAAAATAACTATAGTGTACTATCTTTTTAACATTCTTCGAGTTTGATAATTTAGGTGACACGTTCCATAAATCTACACCATTCGATAAGTTATAGTTGTGTGGTTCTATTGTTCCGTTTGTTTCTACTTCTACATAATACCCCGCTAATTTTAATTGGCCAACAAGTGAACTTACCTCTTCTGCTTGTAATAGAGGCTCGCCGCCCGTAATTACTACATGCTTGCATGGATATTTCATTATTTCAACAAGTAGCTCGCCTATAGTCATTGTAACTCCAGCTTTATATTCGTTTGCATATTTAGTGTCGCAGAAACTACAGTTCAGATTACATCCTGCTAAGCGTAAAAATACAGCTGGCTTTCCAGCATTAATGCCTTCGCCTTGCACACTATAAAATATCTCGCTTACTTTCATCTTCCTTCACCTCGGGCTTTTTGATTATACTCAAAAATTTAATATTATTTTCAGTTCTCTCTTCTTCTAATATTGTTCCTATTAGATAATTAATTAGTCGTAGTGTTCTGTTTTGTCCAAGAGGCCACTCTCCGTGCTTTCTTTTTTCCATTAGCGTTTGTATTAATTCTTGTTGTTTAATTTTACGGTCACCAATAATATTAATAATGATGTTGGCGCCTTCTTCACTTTGTCCTCTTAGAACTGGATTGGTGCGTACTGCCCTTTGTATGTTTTCACACACTTCAATAATGGATTTACATCTACCAATTGTCGCTTGACAAACACCAAAAATCTTATTAGCGTCAAATTGTTCTAGGTCTACTACTACATCTGATAAATTCATTACATCTTCTTTTAGCTTTTTTAACTCATCCATAGCCATTATTATCACCCTTAATTATCCCCGCGACGAATAGCCTCCTAACCGTGATTGGGAATCGAGCCCTATACCACATAGCGAAGCTATGCTGTTCTACCACTTAAACTACACGTCAGCTTTAGGGACAAGGGCATTGGTGTTCACGATAGTATCTGTTTGCGTACTTAAGATTCTCTTTTAAGATTATATCTTTAATTTTTCCAAAGAGACAATTCTCGCTACAAAAGTGGTCGTTTACAATTGCTAATGTGTTCTGTGCATTTACCTTAATATTACACGAATATATAAAAATCCATCCTTGTTCGTATGGGAAAGGATGTGGTACGCTCGTACTTTTATTATATATTCTATCTTCTTTTGGTTCGCTTTCTTTACCACATTGCGCGCACCTAAACTTTGACATCGCTACTTTCATTTGACGTCACCTCGTCTACTGATTTATTTATTTCTCTTGCTACTTTTTCTAAGTCAGTCTTTTTAACTCTGTCCTCTCTAAGGAAAGGACCTACCATCCACCAAGGCTTCTTCTTACAGATTTTGCCGATATATGTTGAGCTTACACTATGTAGCCCGGCAAGCTCTCTAAATGATAGCTTGTCTTTAAAGTGCCCCAGCCAAATCTGTTTGTACATGCTCTTGGGTATCTTCTCTGGTATTTTCTTTACCATTTATCTTCACCTCATTTTTCTTGAATATTTTATATGAACAAACTAAAATGCTATATTGTTCATATTCAAGTTTGAATCCTTTCATTGTAATTTCATCAAAACCGTAAGTTCTCGCTATTTCAAGGTCTTCTGGAGTAAGTAAAACTTCCTCTAACTTCTTTTTATGTCGTGACCAGTGAACTTCTGGTGGCACATAATTTTCTCGCTTAACTAATATTGGCGCCTCTGTTTTTTCGCCTTGCATAAAAACGTCGCTTGATATTGTCATATTATCACTCTCCTAATGAATTTATAAAAAAACAAAAAGCAACAAAACTACACACAAGCCCTATTGGCATGCCTAAAGTATCGGTTTTATCAAGCCACATACGTACTTCAATTAGTGTAACAGCTAATAATATCATAAATATTGTCGTAAAAATCTTCGCCTTAAGTGGTATATGCCTCATATTAAACAACCTCTTTTCTTACTGGCATTAAAATAGAAGAGCCGTCCATATCCTTTCCTATGTGCCAATCAAAATCCAGAGTATTAATCCAGAAAGCTTTATTTGCCAGAGAGCCAAATTTTCGTGTTTGTAATATAACCTTATTTTTTATAATATCACAACAATTTGCTTCTCCCACACATATTGTTTTTTCTTCAAGTACTTCTATTGTGTTTTCTTCTTTCTTTCCTATTATAATTAATCGTTTCAAATCCATTTAATCCTCCTCCTTTAATATTCTTTTCATTTTTTCAAGTAGTAAACTTTCGTCCTTAATTTGAACTGTTGGCACCCATTCACCATTATCTTTCTTATCAACAACATAAGTGTGCTCAATTACAGTATCTATGAGCAAGTGGAGTTTATCCTCTTTTTCATGGCTTTCGAGTTTTTCAAAATAACTCGACATACACAATAAACTATCGCATAATATATCCGCCTTTTTCCCTTTGGTTAGCGCTGGAAATACACTACACTTTTCTTGTGTTGTCTTGTTGCCGCACTCTACACAAACTAACTTGTCGTCAGTTATTTCTAAACACTGCAACATTATTTTCTTCAATTCTGGATTTAATTGAACAAACTCCATTTAGCTCACCTCATTATTTTTAGACACTTTAGGTGAATATGAGATAGTCCGCCATAGTTGTTCGCATATGCAACACACTTTTTTTCTTTTTGTATTATTTTACTACATCTTTTACAAATTGCTCTGCCGCTTGCTTTCTCTACAAATGGCGCTCCTTTATGATACATTTCACTCACCTGTTTTTATATCTATTTATTACCTTTAGCACTTCATATCCGTCTTCTTGTGCTAAAACTATGAAGGCACATTTCAGAACTTCTTTTATTTGTGCTATATTAACTTGTTCTCTTAGGCCTTCTATCTTCGATATTTCTACCGCTATCTTATTTAGATTCATTCTTTTCACCTTTTTCCTCTCTAATTGTGGCCACCAGGTCACAAAAGTGCAACTTCGCGCCCAGTTCATTTGGCATTCCTTTAAATCCACTCCATCCGCCATGATGGAACTGTAGCGCGTTTATTTGGTCTGGTAATAATTGAACATTGTATTCACACAACATTATGATAGTATTTAATATGTGGTCTGTATTAGGTTCTTTAAAGATAACCTTATCTCCTTCCCAACCATATGTCCTTGCTTTACCAATATCATGTGTTGCCGCCAAAAACTGCAACTCTTTATCATTAGGGAAGAACTCTTTTGCTACCTTTAATGTGTTATCGAGATGTTTAAGTAATCCACCTTTAGTGTTTAAATGATGCTTCTCTGAGGCTGGTGCATCGTGTAATTCTTCAAGGAAATATTGTAATACGCCTTCTACTTGTTTTTCTTCTTCTTGTTTTTCTTCTTCTTGTTTTTCTTCTTCTTCATTCTTCTTCATATAACCTATTATAAATGCAAGAGCTTGATTTCTGTTATAAAAGTCCATATCTAATTTATCTCTTTCACTTGTCCAACCCAAATCATCTATCACTCTTACTCTGTAAATATACTTTTTGTTTTCCTTTGTTTCAAATACAGCAATTGCAATATTCTCAACTTTTCTTTTATGTTTCCATGTATTTAATGATGTTCGTTTCCAATCTTTTAATGCCATTTATTTCACCTCATTAATATTAACAGGGCAACACGCCACACTGTTCAGAGTAACATACTCAGCTCTCACGAACCGCAGCACTTGTTGCCTTTCTGCTTCGTTCACTGACTTATGCTTAAACCACATCAGTGAACATCTAACCCACTTATGTAAGGAGGTTAAATTCTATACACACTTGGGGTTGTGGTCAAACTCATATGAACTTTCATTCACATGAAATGCCTGGCACACGAGGCTTTGTGTTTATGACATGCTATAGATTATCACAAACACTTTACAAACTACCGCTTGTATAACATTTCGCCTGCAGATTTATCCACCGGGGACTCCGGCGTGCCTTTAGGCTCATTTTTCATCATCTAATATTACAAATAATCCATTAGTTGCTATTAGGAACTCGTCTAGTCTTCCCATCTCTTCCAATACTCCATGCTGGTCGTTTATACTTTTAGTCCTATTGAAATCGTTTTCTAGTTCACTTCTTCTTACCTTAACAAGATATCGTACAAGCTCCATTGCGCTGAATGATATTCTTTTCATTCTAATCCCTCCTTCTCATCCATAAAAATTGTTTCAATATCCTCGAAAAATTTTATGTGTTCTTGTTTCTGGAAAATATAAACTGTGGCATTATCTAATACTAATCTATAAAGACCAATAGTTTTGTCTTTATTTACTGCCCAACCCATTTCTTTTATTAGCGCTTTAGGGATTGCTATTCCACTACCATTACCACCTCTAAGATAACTATCATCAATTTGCTCCTTATTGAAAGTTACTTTTAATATTCCCAACTCCTTATTATATGTGTAAGTAGCATACATTCCTTCTACTATACTTGGAATTGGCATCTTTCTTCCGCTGCTCCCCAGTTTCGCAAAAAAAGATAGGTGTGGTACTGATAAAACAACATTCCTATCACAATACTTTTTCCAAGGCGCCATTTTTATCTTTTGCATTTTATCACCTCATATAATTTCCATTTTCGCCATTCTTTCCAACATTAATTTGCCTGTTTTGGTGTTATAATCTATTTCATGTCTAACTACATTCCAACTTGCTGGACCGTGTAGTTCGTCGACATCTACAATAATCGGGTTTGTTTCCTCGCCCTTGGTAGTCTTACGAAGGTCTTATAAAACCTTATTTTCAGGGCGTCGTAATCTTTATCATGTTCTTTTGGTATGCTGTCTTCGAAATCATCATGTATCGCGTTTAAATCGCCGTTAGTACCTAATACATACTTTAATGTACAAATTTCTGTTGCCATTATAATTCTTATAAGGTCACGTTCCATATTATCGTTTCTAACGGCGAGATTTTCTGGTTTGCCAAATACTCGTGCGAAGACTTCTTTTGATAATCTTAAGCCTTCTTCAATTTCTGCTTGTGGGCGCATTTTTATCACTTAATTCTATGTTCAAACGGCTCACGCATGGTTAGTGCGCATGTTTGGTTTATAAAGTTTTGTGTAGTGTCCCTAAATATTTGTGCTTGTGACTCTAAATCTAATAATAAATTCACAATTTCTCCTTTTGTCATTTTTATGATAAATTCTTCTTCAGTAGGTACTACTCTTTTAATTTCCATATTATCGCCCCTTTTCAAATTCCTTGCCACAAAAGCCACAAAATATAATACCATGACTTTTAATAACCTCTCCTTTAAACCCGTCGCCACAGTAATGAATTCTTGGTTGGATGCGTATTTTTTTCTTTTTCATAATATTACCTCTTTTGGTATTCTTGCAGGGACTACCTTTGTGATATTGCATGTGTCGCAACATCTTCCTTTTGCTATTGGTTCTGCGTTGTTACCATAACCATTGTAATTCTTTTTGCAAATTACACATTTTTTCATTTTAATTCACTTCTACCTATACTTATAGGAATATAAGTCTTTTAAAAAAACATATGCCCATCATAATATAATCTAATCATCCCATTCTTTTGCTCTATCACCCAAGCCTGTAATGAATCGTGCACCACAACTTGTGCATTTAAAAAGGTCGCCGTTAAGTTTGCCGTGGAATTTAATTGAGATAACCTTGATTCCAGTCTCTAAGCAAATAACATTAGGACTTCCGCATTCGCTACATTGGATATGAACCATTGTTAATCACTCAAACCCATCTCTTTTCTTAATTCATATTTTTCGTGCCGTCTTTTTATCTCTCTTGATACCATAGATTTGACAACATTAATACCGAAACCATTAAATGCTGTGTTAAAAAATTCCCAGCGTAAAATAATATCTAGCGCCTTCTCTACTTCTTCTATTTTCTTTCTATCCATATTAGTTATCTCTTTCTCCCAATCACCTAATGTTATTGTTGCCATAATAATTACCCTTTTAATATTAGTGGAATACATTCGCCACAATAATAATTGGCTTGATAGTCTTTGTAATAGTTTGGATAATGTAATATTGTCCCGCATTTAGAGCATCTTCTTTTGCTATGCGTATTCTTCCGCGCCTCTTCGTTCATGGCTTCGATGCGTGCTTTTATTTGTTCTTGTGTTGGTAACATAATAATCATTCCGTAATACCTTGCTCCTTTAAAAACTTACCAAGACAATCTCTACACGATTTACATTGTGTCACATGAGCTATGGTAAGTATATATCTCGTTGAATCATCTTCATTTAGTTCTATTTTCATAATACTACACCTTCTCTATACTTATAACCTTTATTCCAGTGTCGCTACCGTAGGCTTCTTGCATTAAATCGATTAAGCTTCCAGTTCCTACAAAACTATGGAATGCGCTGTCTTCGTCGATTTCTATTGTTACGGTTACTATTTCTTTCATAATTAATCACCTTGGTTTTCTATTATCATAATTTGTTCCTTTTTCACCTTCTATACATTCTTCACACAGCTTTCCGCTGCGTATTGGAACTCCGCATCTTTTACATTTTGGCATATTCTTTACCTCCTTTTGAGCTATTGGATATAGCAGGACAACGAACTATCCGCTTCGTTTGCAAGACGAATCTTTGCGGACAATACCACCAACTCAAAATCGCTGATGACATCGTTTGCGGCGCCCATTTAGAAACACAATTTCGTCACCGTTGTCTTTCTGCTCCCAATAACCCGATTGGTATGTTTAATTAACTATATTATCCTTGCGCTACTTTAAATACTTTTATATTGTATAATATATAGATTTTAAAAACGAATGAGTTTTTTAAGAGCATCATTTTAAGCGTTGTTTAAGAGATACGCAAGGAAAGGTTAAAAAATCATGAGTTTTTACATCTTTTTAAAATATAGCTTGAAATATAGGGTGGTAGTGGAGGAAAGGTATATAGGGACGGACCGACTAATAGACACAGGAAGAGGGTCAGGGACGAAAGGGAAAAGATATAATATGTAATATAATCATGTATATATATATATTATTCTTATTATCTTTCTCTCTTTCCCCGTCGTCCTCTACCTCCGTCCCTGGCTCCGTTCACCACCCTATTTATTAAGCGATATATTTAAAAAGATGTAAAATCCTATCGGTTTTCAGCATACGATATGGAAGCTCTTAAACAACTCTTAAAATGATGAAATCAAAAAACTCATAAGAAATTAAAATGCTTAAAAAAGGATAAAGCGCCCGTCTTCAAATCACGGGCAAAAAATAATATGTTCTCTCTTCTACTTGGTTTTCACAACAAGCATGTAGAATTTCTCGCCGTTAACAACACGGCTTTCTAACTTCTTTTGCCTGTACTCAAGGTAGTTGAGTATATTCTTAATTTTCTCAACTCCTGCGAATGCTGTCAGTTCCTTCAAGCTGTAACCGGTATCAGGTTTCATGTTTGTTATAATCTTTGGGCCCACACCAGAACCGCCTGCGATTCTTGCTCTCTTTGCTCCTTTTAAGAAGTCGTTTTTGTTTATTGGCATAATCTTTTCACCTTATCGCTCTTTGTCCCATCATATGAAGGTCAGGGCTCAAACATAATATCTCCGTCAGCTTGCGCCAACGATGATTATGATTTATAATATTATCCCCTGCACACTTTATATATGTTTTTATGTTACAACCTATATGTTTAAGGATATAAATAAAAAAAGCAAAATCCTGTCGTCGCGTCGTTAGTCATTATTTCTTTTTTGCGCCGCAAACTAATTTGCCCAATCCGTATGCTCCCATTAATAGGAGGACTAAAACTAATACACAAGCTCCTAAGTCTCCTACTAATCCGAGCAACTTGGCTAATGTGGACATTAGTTCCTCTATCATAGTTTTTCACCTCCATTACTCTTTAGTACTCTCATTACTCTCGTGGCACGATAGTAACTGACATTAAATTGTTCCATTATTAATTTTGTCGTGAACTTAATATATGTTCTCCAGTTACTTAATGTCTCGAGAATTGTTTCTTCGCTTACTGGTTGCTTCGGTATGTCAAGCGAGCCAATCATGAATTCATCTTTACTAATTGTCATATTACTCGCTCTCCTTAGTCATGTTCGGGTCTATTAATACTCCGCAACCTCTACATCTTCCTGTCTTCGTATCTACTCTACAAGTGTGTCCGCAAAAAACGTCGCAAATCTTTGGTATTGGTAAATAGTCGCGCATACACACTTCTCCACATTTTTCACATTTATATCTTACCCAAACTCTCTTGTGTAATGATGTGTAGTCTATTTTGTTACTCAAGCTTAATATGTGGCGCCTTATTATAGTTGTGATTAATTCAAGTTGGCGCCCATCTTGCTCAAATGTTTCGATTGTTCGGGTAGGCGTGTCTTCTATAAATGCTTGCTTCGCTCCGTCCCACTTAATATTGGTCAAGTCTTCGTCTTCCATCTTTTCTTACCTCCATTTTATTCAAGAGACTAAAATTGATAACACAAAACGTCTCCGATTCTTTTCAATAATAATTTACCGTCAACAACTAATCGTTCTATTTCATGCTTGTTGTTAATTTCGGTAAATTCAGTGATTCCTTTTTCATTTTTCCAACTTACTACGATTTTCATAATGTCACCCTTTTTGGAGTATATTTATTCATGAAACACTCTTCGCATAGGCCTTTGTCTAAGTTCGCTTGTGTTCCACAATCTTTACAAGTTCCTATTTTGCCATAGGAAAGGTCACATAATACTTTACAGCCAGTTGGTGTTTCTCTCATTTGTGTCATTCTTCATCACCCTTATATCCAAACTTTCTTGCTAATTCTAATCTTTGTTTTGCTCCTTCTTCTAAGTCTTTTGGGTCTATTTTATCTAAGTCTCCTCCCCAATTCATTCCATCAGCAAACTCATCTTCTATTTTCTTTTCATCAATAAGTCTTGTTTGTGTGATGATAATATATCTTTTCATGAACTCGTCTAATTCACTACCATCTATTCCATAGTTACTTTTGGCGAGTTCTCTTATTTTCTCTTTTACTTCTTCTTCTTTTTCTCTTTTTAAAAAACCAATGTTCTCTCTACAACTTGGGCTAAAATCTCCCACTATAAATACTTTCATCTTTTGTCACCTTTTTTCGTTTTATATAGTAAACCCGATATTATTTCCCTTTTGCCTATAATATACTTTTAGGTGTTGGGATATATAGGTTACATCCGTGAGATCGCGCCTCACTTCAATTTTGTTCTCGTAAACTAATACGCGTTTCGTTTATTTGTCTCTCAAAACTAATATGTTTCGGTTATCGTATGTTTACTTTCTTTCTCCCTATGTTTATAGTCTCTTTCCATAGGGAGCCATAGGGCCTTTGGTTTCTCCTTATCTTATGTCGCCTCTAACCTATATCTTAGAGGCGCTAGGTGGGACCAAAAAAAAAGGTTGGAAGATATATCTTACATCAACTATCTTCCAACTTATATTTTACAATCTCATGAAATAAGGGACATTATTCACACTTCTTTTTTCTATCTTGCTATCTCTCATTAGATTGTTTAAAGCTTGTTTGATTTTCTTTATTCCATTTTCTTTTTGTGCAAGTCCATTTGTGTTTTTTGTTATCTCTTCAAAGTTTACTGCTTTGTCTTTTGGGATTGCATATAAAATCAATCCTCTAAAACTTGTTCCTTTCACATGCTTGCTTCCTTTCATGAACTCTTCTTTCGTTATTGACATATCTATTTCACCTTATCCATTTATAAACATCTTTCTCCTATCCTATGATTTCGAACATCTATCCAACAACATAGATGTCATATGTTATTAGACATTTCGACAACACAAATGAACATTCATTCACTTGCAAGTATATATTCCCCCGCAACCTATTTAAAGCCATGGGGGCCTGTCGTGCCTATAAACTATATCTTCCAAGACCGCAAAGTACATATAGGGGGCCGGCAACATGGAGCTTATAACCTATAGCTTGTGTACTGGTGATTCTGAAAGCGGGGTTACAGGCTCTATATTTAACCAAGCCATGTCAAAAGACCAAAGTATCGAAAATAGACCACTTATATCCTCTAAGATATATTTTAAACTTACTAAACATATTTAAAGTAGCGCGGGGAAATATATAGAATCCTTACTGGTGTATAACATGAAAAAATGGTTATTAATAGTTCTTTTTGGGTTTATTCTATCTCTTGGAAGTATTGGTTTCGCGTACTACCCTTCATGCAACTCACTTTGTGAATATTATTCATATGAATCAGGCACATGTTTATATTCTTGTTGTTCAAGTCAGGTTAATATAGGGCACGATAGTTGCCTTGGTGGCAAGTATTGTTGTTGTACGCCGTTTCCGCCCACAACTACTACCAGCACAACTACGACGACAACAACTACAGAGCCGCCCACAACAACCACGACAACTGTAGAAACAACTACAACCACCGAGGAAACGACAACTACCACAACAACAACCATGCCTGAAGAGACGACTACTACAATAGAAACAACAACAACAACCATTCCTGAGGAAACTACTACAACAACGATAGAAGAAGTAACTACAACTACTGCCCCTTCTGAAAGCGGGTATGCGCCTTATAGTTTTCATTGTGTTAATTTTGGTGGATATTGTACAGAAGATTGGGACTGCTGTAACGCGCTAAAATGTGTAAATAGAATTTGTGGCGCGGCACCTACTACAACTGTTACAACAACTATCGAAGTTACGACGACACTTGAAGTTACTACAACAACCATCGAAGACATAACAACAGAAGAAACAATAATAGAAAACGAAGATGAAGAACCACCTGAAGAAGATAATTCATTATTATACATTGGTGCTGGAGTTATCAGCGCCGGTGCTATTGGTACTGGCATATATTACAAGAAGAAAAAGAAATCATAATCGCCCTCTTATGGAATAAGAGGAGTATATAAGGAAGTATGGAGGTTTTCTTATGGATAAGGAAGGAAAGTTATATTTGGTCATCTACTATGATGACTTAGAAATGAAGCGCACAAAACATTTGCGGCTAATTGCTCGCGAGGGCACTTTGTTAAAATTCTTTAACGAGCAGACAGGGCTCGAAGAATGGATTCATGAAAACTCTATAAGGAGAATGCAGGAAATAAAGGAAGATGGTGATAAGGATGGCAGACGATGAAAATGAAGATATGGGGCCGATGGATAATAATGTGGAGCAAACTGACGACAAAATGTTATTAATGGACAAACTTTGGAAAGTATGGAAAGACTATATTGATTATTATGTAGTAGAGAACCGTGAATTAAAAACAATTTTGTTTCACACAGTATTAGGTGCAATTTTGCGATATAAAGGATACTCATATATTGAGTCGGCGAAGCAGAAGTCAATGCGACAACACATATTTATGGTGCAAGATTCTGGAACGGGCAAAACACAATTAATGACAGCTCTTACAGATTTGATATCGTATTTAGGAATACCTTGTCGAAGAACAATAAAAGATAATGAGGCGGCACTTACAGGTACGGTTTATCGTGATGTTGGTTCTGGTAAAACAATAAAAAGAAAAGGTGCTTTAGCGGATTTATACTCGTTGTGCTGGGATGAAGGGAGTGTATTGCTCAAGTCTTCGGCATACATGGATATTGTAACAGATGTTATGCAAGGTGTTATGGATGAACCGGGTATTGTTTCAAAAGGTATGAGGCTGGGGACGGTTGAGTACCCTTCGCCAGCAACAATTATTGCAGGGTCATACATGTTCGATGCTTTCGAAACGACGCTTGTAACCAAGGGATTCTTACAAAGGATGTTTATTTTCTTTAAGATTTTTAGCGAACGTGAGAAAAGGAACATAAGAATTGGTGTAAATTTGCTCAAGAATGCACAAAATGTTGAGAAGATTGAGAGAATCAAAGAAGAATTTCGCAAATTAGTTGATAAAATTCCTATTTTAGTGGACAAAAATATTGTTTTTAATATGGATGACGTCAAAAGATTCGACAATGTGTTAGAAGACGTATACAAAAAATACATCGAATATCAATTTGTGGGCGAGAAACAGAAAGTTTTGGAAACTTTTTTTAACAGACTACATACAATTATTGATAAAGTAGCGGCACAGCGCGCGATAATTAATGGAAAAACTGAGGTAGAGTTCGAAGACATGGAGTTCGGTTTAGAAATCAGTAAGTATCACCTAACTTCGCTACTAGAGTTATTCGATTACCTATACTCGGGCAAAATATTGACGTATAAAGATGAGCGCGAACAGATAATCGCGGCAAAAGTAAAGGCAAATGGTGGGGAAATCTTGCAAGTTGAGCTAATAAATCAGCTTTTAGAGCTGAAAAAGGTAGGAAAATGGGATTTAGGATTCAACAGGACACTGCAGCTCATTAGAAATATGATTTCTGAGCATAAGGTTGCGCAGACGACCAGTGACAAGAAACAGAAGATTATTTTATTGAAGTAGTTCTTCTAAAATATATCTTAGAAACGAACAATATATATAAAGTTGGCACGGTAATAATATTAACATATGTTGCCTGAAATAGAAAAGAAATTAGAATGGGACTATAATGTTCCACGTTGCTATGCTTTTAAGATAAAAGAGGACGAAAATTGTTCTATTTGTCGAAATGCTATCGTTTCAAAATGGTTATCTCCTTTTCTCATATCAGATATACCATACGATAAGATAATTTCCATTTTGAAAAATGAGTTTAATTTTGATGTCACTGAAAATATTCTCACAGACCATAAAAACCACATTGAAGCTACTTACACAGGGGATGATGCAATAAAGAAAAAAGCAATGGAGGATATTGCTACAATCGAAGCTGATTTGGTCGGCAAAACGAACGAAGAGATGGTTATTGAGTCGGCGATTCGTTCTCTTTATGCCAGGAAATTATTTTATGAAAAAACAGGTACGTATGATAGAGAGTATCGTGAGATTTTAGCGGAACTTAATAAATGGGTAACTTTAAAGGCTAAAATGAAAGATAAGATTGTTGACCAAACAGTGCGCGTGTCGCTCAGTGACATTATAAATTTAAATATTGGTGGTAAAAATGAGCGACCAAATGACGACACTACAGGAACTAAAAGCAGCAATTAACAACGATGTTGTTAAAGCTGTCGAAGCTATTTTTCGTGTGCGTGATACCACAGGTAAACTTCATGATTATAAAATGGTTGAACCTCACCAAAAATTAATAAGAACTGGATTATTGGGAGACAACACAAAACGTTCTCGTATAATTAATAAGGGGAGACAAGGAGGATTTACTACTTTTGTTGCAGTAGAGGACCTTGTGATTGCTCAATTAATGCCATATACTTGGCAATATTATATAGCTACAAAAGAAGACCAAGCAAAAAAATGGTTAGAGAGAGTTGAAAGGTTGGCGAAAGATTCGAGAGTTTGGTTTGATGGTTCGAGAATAATCGACATAGATGAAACTCATTCTTCACAATTAGAAAAGGTTATAAAACATTTTCCAAAAGAAATGGGAAAGGAGATGGAGAACTCGTATATTTGTGGTTTGGCTGCAAGTCCTGGTGGTATTCGTGGTGAGTCTGCTATTAATATTACTATCGATGAAATTGCTCATATGATACAGCGAGTTAATCAGCAACGAGAAGTTTTTGATGCTATCACTTCGTTTATTGCGTCGGGTGGACAAATGACTGCGCAGTCTACTCCTTTAGTTACTACTGATTTGTTTTGGGATATGTATACTAGTGCCGAGCAAAAGTTGTTGTCTCCTTTTTATTTCCCCAATATTGAAAATTGGCGAGATTTAGATTTGCATAGGGATTTGAGAGAGCAAACTTTAGTAATACCTTATCCTTGGTTAGATGTTTTTGAATTAGAAAAGAAAAGAAGGGATGACTTAGACCACTTTAAACAAGAATGTCTTGGCATTCCGGCGGATGTTATATATAGATTTATTCCACCAGAACTTTTAAGTCCAAGAATAATAAGTGTAAAGAAGTTTAAAGATGATATGTGTGGTTACTTTAAGATATCAATTGACCCAGCGCAAATGCGAGATATTAGTGCGGTTACTGTAGGAGAGATGATAGAAGATGTTTGGTGGGAAAGGTGGGTTGGTGAACTTACTGGTTCATACCCAGAACAAAAAAGACAGCTCGAGGAGTATTGTTTGCGTTATAGACCCATTGAAATGATAATAGATAACACGGGACCTGGAATTGGTTTGGCTGATATTATTGAAGACGACTCACTAATGCCTTCTTTGAGAAGAATAAACTTTCAGTCTTATGTCGAGTTAAAGTCTAAAAAGATGAGAATAACAGAATATATGGCATTAGAGTTTAAAAAAATGCTAATAAACGAAAAGTACAATTTAATACCACACTCTTTAGCAGAGAATCATTGTCTAAGAATAGAAAAAATTGCGACTGAAGCAGGAGCAACAAGATATACTGGCAAGCGTGGAGGTAAAAGAGACGACTATTTTTGGTCAAAAGCTATGCTAGCAGTTTCTCTTGAAAACATTCATGGAAAAATACATGGTACTTTTGTACCAGCTTTTGCTGAGAAAGGAAGAACAGAAATGTTTCCACAATTTTCTGAAACAGGTAGAGATAGTGGAAGCGGACATGTAATAATAGGATAGGTGATAAAAAATGGTAGATGAAGTAAAAGGAGAAGAAAATAAGGTTCCTGAGATAATTCAGGGGGCAGAAGATTTAATAACAAAAAGCTACTTTATGGCTCAAGCGTTAACTTCTTTAGAGAATGTGAAGAGTCCTACGGGAACCGCTCCTTCTGAAGATGCGGCGACTACGGGGTTATATACTGGTGATGATAGAAGCGTAAGAGTTACTATAACAAGAGATGATGCTGGTTGTAAATGGGCTTATGAAAATGATATTTCTGTTTATACAGCAATCCAAAAAATTGCTGAATTGAATAGAGGATTTGATATTCTTGTAAATGATAAGATTAAGCTTGCAGATACAAAAAGAGAAAAAGCTGTGCAACTAATACAAAAAAGAACGGAATATCTTCCAAATATTGTAAAGTCTATTGTAACGAACAAAATGTTACATGCTTGGGCTCCGGAAAAAAAGGTTATTGATAAAGGTGATATTGTTGGTTTAGTAACATTAGACCCAGAAGAATGTAAACCAATTAGAGATTTGACAACTGGTGAATTGGGTGGAAAAATTGGAAGAGGTTTAGACCCTGAAAATGAAAATAAGGAAGTGGCACTAATACAATATGGTAATATTCCCCAATATTCAAATACAGGTACTGTAAATTATAATCCGAAGTATTTTTACTTTTCTCGTGAGGAAATAATACCATTTAATATAGATGACAGAGGTAAGTTTATTGGAACATCTCCTGTAAAAAGAGTTCTTCGTTTAGTTGAGATAAAATTAACGTTACAGAATATAGTTGAAATGATAATTAGAAGGTTTGGTCCGCAGATATACTTTATGGTAGGTAATGAAAACTATAATTTGTCCACAACAGAGTTACCTGCATCATATTTAAGAACCTCTGCAGGAGCACCAATTGATAGAGCAACAGCGAGAGCAAAGTTTAAAACAGATATGTTTACTAAAATTGATACTGCAATTAAAGAGTGGGTTGAGGGTAAAACATTAGCACTATTATTAGAGTATGGTGTATCAGTAAACACATTAAATCCATCAGCAAATTTACCAAATTATGGCAACTATATCAATCTACTATCCAATTATATAAAGAATGGAATATTAGGTGTATTTGTAACAGGTCGTGTTGATATAACTTCAGCGGCAATGCAAGAGATGACAAGCAGAGAACTAAAGGATGCAGCTGAGATAGAATATAATTCTATTGCTGTAAGGCTTAATGACGAGTTTATTAATCCAATACTTGTAGCAAATGGATATCCAGCAGATTGTGTCTATTTACAACCAAAAGATATAGACAAGACAGATGAATTTGATGATGCAAGAATTGAAGAAATGAAAGCAAGAGCAGTATTACATTACGCACAAGCAAGAGTTATTCCGCCAGAGTATTTGCAGAAAAGGTGGGATTTAGACATAAAAGAAGAAGATAAAGGAGGTGAAATACCTCCTACACCACCAGGAGCACCTCCGGAAGCACCTCCGGAAGCACCTCCTGAAAATACACAGAATCCACCAAACGAGGAATAAATAATGATAAAATTTAAATCGGATTTCACACAAGGTAAACGGTTAGCATATAATGCTAGAGAACTTGTTACAAAAAAACGAGCTAAAGGAGTAGAAGCAGTACAAATATATACTCATACTTTTATTTTTAATGCAAAAGAATTTTGCCCAAAAAGAACAGGACGGTTAGCTAATAGTATTGGAAATCCAGCAGCAGAAGGTATTCTTGAACTTAGTCCAGGAGGATTGTCTGTAACTATTGGAACAAGTGTACCTTATGCACAACCAGTAGAAACTGGAGTTGGTTCATATATTATTAGGGCCAAATATAAGAGGTTAAAATTTAGAGATACGAGTGGAAAATATGTTTATCCACAACAAGTTATACACCCCGCAAAAGAAGGGAAGTGGTATATGTTAAGAGCACACATAGAAGCAGAAAAAGCAGTAAATGTTTTTATGTCAGTATCGTAGGTGAAAAAATGCTAATAGGATTCAGCCGAAACATATTCATAATAACTAAAGTTAAGAAGGATAGTAATGGGTGTCCAACTATTACGTTGCCCCGCAAATATTCTAAAGAAATGGATTTGAGTAAAACGTATTTTATAACAATAAACGAAGTGGAAAACATTGATACTTCTCGTGGAAAAATTGTTGGTGAAATGCCCAATGTTTCGAAGAAAAGTAATGGTATTCGTCAAGAAGAAATATTAGAAGAATCTCAAGAAAGCGAGTAAATTTGCTTCTAAAAATTAAATTTAAATTCTAATTTCTACCTGTTACACTAATTTCCCTTAAATTACCCGTGAAATAATATTATAAGTATATATATGTTTGAAGTGGATAAAGAATGTAGATTGATTTAACTTTGCTAAACATAGGTTGAGGTGAGCGTTGTGCCAATGCATCCGGATTTTCAAAAGGTATATAATAACTTTATAAAACAATATGGTCCTAGTAAGGGAAAAAATGTTTATTATAGTTGGCTGAACAAAAACAAACTAGATGATAAAAAACCAATGCCAAAGGGATTTAGTCCAAAAAGTGAAAAAGAAATTTATGCTGAGGTTATTGGTGGTTCTGTTTCTTTCTATACAACGCCAAGTATACAGATACTTGAAGCCGAAGGCAAAAAATTTGTTAGGCTATCAGGGATATTAATGAATACAAAATATAATGCAAACAGTTGGCGTGTTGGTTCTAGTGAATTACAAAATGTCGCGAATACAGTGAGTGGTACAGCAATAAAAATACAACACTCATATAGTGATTGGGAAATAGTTGGTACAGGTAAAAGTGGGATAGTAGAAGGTTCTGAAGTAAAATACTCTTTAGATATTACCGACCCAAAGGCAGTAGAAAAATTCGAAACAAAAACATGGAATTCAGAGAATATGGGTGTAAGTCCTAGTTTAGATTTTCAGTCTGTAACTTGCACCATTTGTGATGAAACAATCATGAAAGGAGAGGAACACAAACATATGATGGGTGCAACATATAAAGACAAGTTGTGCCAGTATGATGTGCATGGTGTTAGTACAAAAGAAATATCTCTTACGTCAAATCCTGCATATGCTCCGGCTGGTGCAGGAACAATAGATAATATTACTCCATTTTTTGCTTCATTAAGCAAAATATTAAATGATGGGGTGAGAGCAGAAAAGGGTGATTCAATGGAAGAAGATATGGTGAATAAGCTCCTTGCAGAAAAAGAGGAGAAGATATCAACCCTGACCGCCCAAACAGAGGAAAGCAAAAAATCAATAGAAGCCTCTAAAAAAGAGGTCGAAGCATTGAAAGCAGAAACAGATTCTGTCAAGAAAGAACTTGATGCTTCTAAAAAAGAAGCAGAAAGTGTGAAGGCAGAATTTATAAAGGTCAAGGCTGAACTTGACGACTACGTTACTAAAGAGAGAACAGCTGAACTTGAAAAGAGGGTAACTGACAAAGAAATAATCGCAGAAATAGTTGGTAAGAAGTTATCCAAAGAAGAGTTCGGTGCTGAAATAAAGAAAATAGATAAATTAATATTAAGCACAAAGAGTAACGTGGGTGCTGGTAGTGCTCCTATAGACCCAAGTGCTTCTAAGAAAACGCCTGACCAAGAGTTTGAGGCTGAGTGGGGTATGAAAGAAATCGACCTACTTAAAGATGTAGTAGGCGGAGGTAGAGGTGATTAATATGACAGCACTAGATGGTAAAACACCAAGAAATATGCCTGCGACAGCAGCAAAGTCAGACTTTGACCAGGAAGGGCTAATACTTATGAAAAATTCGAGTGCAAATTCCCTGGAACTAGCAGCGGCAGTTACAGATTCGCCTGTAGCAATTTTAGACCAAGCAGTTGTTGACGCAACTGGTACTGTTAGAGCAACAAGGACTGGTGAAAAAGTAGGTGTTTTCTTGTTAGGTTGTGGTGCAATAGTTAACGTCGCATGTATGACAGGGAAAACATTTACAATTGGGCAAGCTGTTTACGTAGGGCAAACAGCAGACGACGACGGTCACGCAAGTGATAGCAGTGCTAACTCAGCAAAGAAAATTGGACATTATGCTGGTGACGGCGTAGTAACAAGCTCAACAGGACAACTAATACCAGTAATACTGGACATTCCAGTATTGTCGGCTTAAGGTGATGAAAAATGGCAACAGGAGAATTTGGAAATGTAGATGTGCCTAAGAAGGCAATACAAGCTCAGGGTATAATATATCAAGCATCAACAATGATGTCAGTCGCGGCTAAAGCAGGTATTCCGATTATACCAGTAACAGAAATGGATGTAAAGTGGGATATTGTTAAAGGTGTGGTTGGAAAAGATGATGTAGCTGTTGACGCGTATATTGACCCAAGTAAATTAGAGTACAAACCGATAAGTACTAAACTAAAATGGAGCAACTATACATATATGATTTTAGAAGGTGCTAAGTTATCGGCTAGAGACCCAAAAAGCTTGTGGAAAGATAGTTTGATGGCAGCGTCTGAGTTCTTTGCGGCAATAAGAGATTATAGAGCACTCACTGCTTTAGTAGCAGGTGCAGGAAATTCAGGTGCAGCTACAGATACATGGGATGCAGCAGGCGCAGATGTAGAAGTGGATATTGTAACAGCAATTAATAAAATAGCTGAAGAGTCCAATATACAGAGTGGTGAAAAAATATCTGTTGTTATTCCAGCAAAAGTGGGCTTTGAAGTTCAAAAGTTAACTCTCATAAACAACATACAGAGAACAATCAAAGATTACTTGGAAAAGAGTTTCCAGTTGGAAATAATACCGTTTAGACCATTTATTGACACAACAGGTACTGCACAGTTTGATGCTCTGTCAACAAATGCATTAGTGTTTGTTCAGGGGCAGAAGACAGCTATGGGATTAGAGTATTCCTTAGCAGAAGCTACAAGACGTGGTATAATAACTGTAGAACATTCTAGAGTACACGGTCGTGGTGACATGTATACTCAGAAGATGTGTACAGGTGCTCTAGTAACGTGGGATGGTATTCAAACATATAGCGAAACAGTACCATTAACAGCAAGAATCTACAAAATAACGGGCGTAACAAGTTAAACTATTTTTTGTTTTTTTTCTTTTTTACACACGAATCTTATGATGAGGTGAAAGGAAATGTATGATATAAAGAAAAGAATAACAACTATAAAAGCACATTTAGGAACTATAACAGGAGAAGAACATGGTGTTGATATAGTGAATACAGGAACACTATCTTCTGGGGATTCTATTGTTGGATTGAATATAGTTACAACACCAGCAGGAACAGCAGGAACTTGGGCTTCAGGAATATATGCAAAGGTAGTACAAGGAACAACTAAGCGTGTAAATGGTTACCTTTCAGTAGCGGAATTGGAACTATCTATAGCCGGAACATATAACCCATCAGATTTGGCTGTATTGGTATTGAATTCAACGATAACTAATACAGCTTTAGTAAACTGTACACATAAGGGATACATTTGGCTTAGAGATTATGGTACAGATGGTGGAGCAGCATTAGGGTCAACGTCAATGCCTAACTTATTTATCTTCATGGACCAAACAATAGGTGCAGACACTGATGGAGCGTCTCTCTTAGCAGCAAACACAATAGCATCGTCAACACATACAATAAGGTTTGTGGTTGGTACTACACCATACTATATAATGTGCGCTAATGTAACACATAACTAGGTTTGATGTCTTTTTTCTTTTTTTATTTCTACTTAATAAAAGAGGTATATTATGAGGAAAATGGAAACAGTTAATTGGATGGTAAGAAATGTAGAAGGTAAAGAAGAAAAAGAAAATATAGTTAGACTTCTATTCGTGCTTCTACATAATAAAAGACCTGAAGAAATACCAAGAGGATTAGAAAAATTTAGATTAATGAGTAGAGTTGGCGAAGCATTTGAAAAAGCCGACGAAACTAATATTTTGGAGTTAGAAGATGGAGATTATCTATTCTTAAAAGATATGGTAGAAAAAGATATTCCGAGTGTTTGGGCTATGAACTCAAAACTTGCAACTCAAGTTGAAAAGTTTCTAGCTCTTGAAAAAGAAAAATAGGGTGATAATATGGTAGATGTAGATAAACATAAGAAAGTTATAAAGCACACTGTTACAGTTATAACAAGTGCAGGAGGTGCTTTTTCACAAACTATAGCAGTTTTTGGTACAATTGAAAAAGTTTGGTTAGACCTCGGAACATTAAGTACACCAGATATTGATATTACAGATGCTACAACAGGTGAAACTATACTTAGTTACGATGGTGCTGCAAGTGACACATTAGATTATCCTATGAGAGTCGCTGATGGAACAGATGGTGCTACATTAACTGTTGATAAAATATATACAAAAATCAGTGCAGATAGAATAACAGTGGCAGTTTCGGGTGGTGGAGATACACTGAGCGGAATAATTTATATTTGGGTGAGCAAATGAGCTCAAGCAATATTAATTGGTATAAGTTTGTTGGAAACGCGGGTATTGCTTTTTTCACAACTCTTTCAGGAATGTTAAGTGTTGAGGCTCTTACTGCAACTATATTACCGCTTAACATAACAGTAGCTGTTGCGTTTGTATCTGCAGGCATTCAAGGAGGATTGTCATTTTGTAAAGAATTATCGACGGTAGAGTCAAAGAAAACTGTTAAGAAGAAGGGGTATGTTAATAATCCACTTAGTCATAGGTTATTAGATATCATAACATTTTGGTGAGAGATTATGACGAATTATATCACAGCGGCTGAATTCACAGCGATTACAAGCGTGACTTGGGAACAGGCAGGCGAAGTTAATTCAATTTCCACAACTATAAGGGACGCAAAAGTTACAAGAGCACAACGAGAGTTCGAAAAAGAGGTTACTAGAATATTTACTGGCGCTGAAAGTGATTATGATTTGGCACAAGAGGCAGTCGCTTTCTTGGCAGCTCACCTTATCGCTCTAAGAGACCTGCCTCTAGTGTCAGATACAGCACATATTTCACCTTTCCTTAATGAATATAAAAGGAAAGTTGCATTACTAAAATCGTCACAAACAGCATATCAAGAAAAAATTTGGGAACCATCGTTTGTAATAATTGATGTAAACGACGACGCTAACGAAAACAGATACGCACAAGAATAGCCTTGTGTATAATACCAATTGAGGTAGAGAAATATGGATTTTTTTAATTTGGGTATAGCAATTAGAGATGACTTACGAGACCATATACAAGACCCTATTTCTAGACCAAAGCCTTCACAATGGATACATTACGATAATCCTGATAATGTCGGTAAAACTCCTGTTATTTATGTTGAGAGAGTTCCTAGTGCAACAATCAACCTCGATATAGTTGGGTCAGGAGAACAAAGGCCTATACTTAATTTTAGAGTCCATATTATAATTGATATTAATGACCATGGTGTAGTAGATGATACTCCAATATCGGGTAACGAGTTACTTGATAAAGTAACTACAAAGGTTTATGATTTTTTAGAAGATAAGAGTTTTATTATTAGTAGTTCGACAAGTAGCACAACATACTATATCAAATGTACTAACATTGGCGGACAATATCCTATAGGTAATATTAAAAAAGCGGTAACTTTAGGTTATGAGGTGTGGCAATCATGAAAAAAATATTGTTTGTTGGTGACGGCCTTTGGACTCCTAGTGGCTTCGGAACAGTTATGCGCAACTTAATTAGTGGACTAAAAAGCGAATATAAAGTTGCTTTACAGAGTTGGCAGTTTGTAGGTAATAAAACTGAATTTGATGGCGTATCTATATATCCTTCTTATTTACATTTGTTTGGTAAAGACGTTTTACCATACGTGATAGAAGATTTTGAACCTGATACTATGATAACACTTGGAGATTATTGGATGTTAAATTATTTAACAGCGGAACCGTTTAGAAATAAATTAAGAGAGAAAAATATAAAATGGATTTGGTATATACCTATAGATAGTGAAATGATTCCTCCTCATTTTATGCCATTATTAAAAAGTCCAGATGTTTTAGTTACCATGGCAAAATTTGCGCACGAAATGGCAAAGAAGGAAGGAATAAATAATGTTTATATTCCACACGGAGTAGACTTATCTCTATATAGAAGAGAATCAGACGAAGAAAGAGAAAAATGTAGAGAAGAAGAGGGATATAATGGTAAATTTGTAATTGGATGTGTCAATCGAAATCAGGATAGAAAACAATTACCAAGGTTAGTAGAGGCATTTGCTAAATTTGCTAAAGATAAAGATGATGTTATCTTACACTTTCACTGCGACCCATATGATGTAGCGAATTTAGCGGCAGGATATAATAATGATTCTTATCCACTATTAGTAAATGCAATTGGGCATTTTGGTGTTGCTGAAAAGGTTCATTTTTCGAGACAAATGAGGTCGTTTATTAATGGTGCTAATTTTGACGAGATGCGCAAAATTTATAATTTATTTAATATAACCGCGAGTTCGACGTCAGGTGAAGGGTTTGGATTATCTACGATAGAAAGTATTGCTTGTGGTGTTCCAATTGTTATAACAGACTATACAAGTTCTAAGGAATTAGTTTTAAACGGGGGAAATAATAATGGTTTATTAGTTGATGTTAAAACATGTATGTTTGGAGGTTATGGTACTATGCGAGCAATAGTTGATATAGATGATATGGTAGCAAAGTTTCAATATTTATACGACCATCCAGAAGAAGTAAAGAAAATGAGTGATAATTGTTTAAATTTCGCTAAACAATATGCTTGGAGTAAGATTATTCCAATGTGGAAAGAGGTGATTGAAGATGAAAAGTGAAGAAGAATATTTTGCACAAAGAGATAGTGATATACAAAGCAATTGGGGTACAAACGAATTAATTGCTTTTTTTAATGAAATAGACGATGCTCGAACAATAAAAGACAATCCAAAAGTATTAGAAGTTGGTTGTGGTTCTGGAATGGGAATGATAAGATTAAAAGAAACATGGAAAGAACACAATCAAACTGACTTAAATATAAAAGGATTGGATATTAGTGACTACGCAGTTGATGTTTGCAAAAAGCGTGGACTAGATGCTATTGTGGGAAATGCCGAAGAGTTACCATTTGAAAAAGATGAGTTTGATATTATAATAGGTCAACATGTATTAGAGCATACAGATATGGAAAAAACATTAAATGATTCTTTACGAGTAGCAAAGAAAGCAATTTTCATAATACCAATCGGTCCTTCGATAGATAATAATGATAGATTAAGCGATTTTGAGGAAACAAAAGATTATCAAAAAAGATTTTATCACACAAGAATAATAACCGATGAATCGTTGGAAGAGTTACTTAAGAAGGTTCCAAACGAACGACACAAAGTTATTAAAGATATTGTGAAATATATATATAGTGGAGTAGAACATAAAAATTATATGATAGTCTTATATAGACAAATTAAAAAAATAAAAGAGGTGAAGAAAGATGACAGTTAACACAGGAGTAGTAGGTCAGATAACTGTTAGTGGTACAGTCCTCTCTGGTACAGGTGCGTCAGGTATGGAAGCATCTATAACAATAGGTAAAGATAGAGAATATTTCTTACCTGTTGGTACAGATGTGAAAGAAAACGTTACAGGAATGAGAAACGTTGAAGGTACAGTAAAAAGAAAGTGGATTAGTGGAGATACGCTATTCCAAAGTTTGCTAACCAACGACACCGATTTCGAGGTAACAATTGCAATAAGTGGTGCAGGAACCTCTATTACGGCAAGTGGTTGTAGAGCAGGTCAGATAGTAAGAAGAGTTGCGCCTGGAACAGAAGTGATGGTAGAGGAAATGACCTTTGTAGGTAGAAATTGGTATTAAGATTTTTATTTTTTTTAACCAATTTCATCTACTCACAATTGAGTGAGTAAAAATAACACAATGGGGTGAAAGAAATGGGATATCTTGAGAAAAAGTTTATTTTGCATGAACGAGGAGCACAGGGGCAATTGCTTCCTGTAGACTATGATTGCGAAATATTAGGAGGAACAATATCTATAGTTCCTGCAACAAGAGGAGAAATATTAGAAACAATACAAAAGGCACGAAGTATGGGTATTGATGATAACAAACATAGGGCTGTGTGGGAAGAGTTTGTTATACAGCATTTGGAAATACCTAAGTTAACAAAAGAAGATTTTTTAAATATGAAATTAATACCAAAACCAGAAGACCCAAAGAAACATATAGATATTATAGATGTATTAATGGACGCCATTAATGCAGTGAGTGGTATTGATACTCCTGAGAAAGGGGAGGAAGAACTAAAAAAATGATGACGGAATTGCAAAAGGTAGATAACATACAAAAGGAATTATCAGTTCAGTCTTTTTTGCATTCGAAAGGATACACCTACTTTACAATTCCATACATAACATATAAAGAAATTAAGCAGTTAATAGACGGAGATATAATAATTAAAGAGGCCCAAACTAAAGAGGGATAAGGAGTGATGTGAGCATGACGATATATACAGACAAGTATCAAATCGTAGAAGAAGGCTTTGACAATATCTACAGAAAGTTCGATATGCTTGGTTATAAAGTGCAACAAGCTTCTACTACTTATGGTACCCTTGGTAAATCAGTAGAGGAAACTACTAAAAGAATGCAAGGACAACACGGAATAACAGGAAGATTAAATATTGGTTTATCTGAAACAATAAAGACTGGTATGTTAATGAGTATCGGTTGGCAAGCTATCAATACTGTAATGACAACTGGTATGGAAATAGCAAATCGCATGATAACAGGATATATTGAATTAGAAGCATCACTGAAGTCAATTGAAGTTGTGGCTCGTGCTACCGGAAGAAGTTATGGAGAAGTTATGTATCTAATGGAGAAAAATACGGATGAATTTATGTCTATGACAGCATTAGCTCCTGGTGTAATGAGATTATTATCGACTTCGCTTACTACAGAACAGATGGATAAATTTATACAAGCAGTTAAAGATGGTTCTGCTGCAATGGGTTATCAAGCAGCAGAACAATTGCCACTTATTACGCGTGGTTTTAAACAACTAACAGCTAATATTTTAGATAATATTGGTGTTACCGTTTATTTATCTAAAATAAGACGTTCGGCGGCTACGGAGTTGGGTATTTCTGTTGACGCTTTAACAGAAGCACAAATTCATCAGGAATTATATAATGAAATGATTGCACAAACATCAAAGTACACAGGATTGTATGAAGCTCAAACTACAACAGCGGCAGGAGCTATTGCGGGATTGACTACAGAGTTTACCAAATTAACAGAGGCGATATCTAAAGGCAATATTCCAATAATTAAAGAATTTGTTGGTGGATTAACATATGTAGTTCAATCAATGAGAATAGTTAGCGAATCATTTGAAGGAATGGAAAAATATAATTTAGGATTTGTATCTGGGGTTTATAATACTATACAGACATTTGATGATTTTATTCCACTATTAGCTGAATATAGTTTAATTATGCAAGAAGGTAAAGGTAGTACTAAAGAATATAATTACTATTTACAGATGTTAGCAGATATTAGTGGTAAAACTACTGAAGAAATCCAAAAATTAGTTGAGGAACAAAAAACCGAATTAAAAATGTCTCTCGCTCTAACTCAAACAGGAGAAGATTTTGCTGATACAATACAACTGATGTATGGTAACATTTCGGAATGGAGTAATGAAGTTGCAAAAACTAAACCAATTTTAGATAATGTATCAAAATCAACACGCGATATGTTAAAAAATATGTTTCCAACAATAGACGCTTATACAACATTTGATGATGTTTTAGGTATCACGGAAAATAAGTTAGGCCTTTTACCAAAAGCGTTAAAAGAAGCGCAAGAAGCATATACTTATCATGAGAAAGCTTTAAATGAAAACGAGACAGCAATACGAGATGCGAATGATGAAATTGCATATATGACTTCGGGCTTAGTAAGAATGGAGGACGAATTGGGAAATATTACATACACATATGATGAAAATTATATGAGTTTAGATAAATTAACAGAACAAATTGATGTCTTTACTAGGGGAACAGATGATGCTATTATGGGAATAAGTGGTTTTACTCACTCCTTAGAAGCTTCTGGTCAATTAATTAAAAGTTACCAATCACAAATAGAAGAGTTACAAAGAGCATTGCATCCTGAGTCATTTGATACGCTAGCAGACAAATATTCTGACGCTAAAAGAGAACTAGAAGATTTGCCTGCTCAAATAGATAGAGCGCGTGAAGCCCAAGAAAAAGCCTCTCAAGCAGTTAAAGAAAAAAGAGTAGAACCTTCTGTTTTTGTTAGATTACTAGAAGATGAAGCAACTGCAAGAGAAGAACTTGCCAGATTAGAAGGAGAGTACGCTACAAAACAAGAAGAAGAATTAACATTACGACAGCAGGTAGAAGCCGAAATATCTAATTTGACAACAAAATTAAATGAAGAACAAAGTTACTATGATATAATTAAAGGTAAAGTTGAAGATTTAACAGCTGCCAAAAACACATTGAATGAAACTGTTCAAACACAAAGAAATAACATTGATGCGTGGAATAGAGAAAATGTCTACCATAGAGAACAAATAGGATTAAATAAAGATAAAATTGCTGATTTAGGAGATACAATTGATATAACTACCAAAAGTTTACAAGATTTCACAACAGAACTTGAGAAAGAGCGAATAATAAATATTTCAGTTAATGTTAAAGCAGAAACGGCAAAAAGAGAACTTGATGATGTTATTAGTAAAATACAAACCATTAATAATATAATGGGAGGAGGATATAAAATTGGAACTCCTGGTAGCTTTTTAAGTTGGGGACTCGAATTTATAAAAAATTTGGTTAAAGGAAAAGCACAATTTGGTATTCCTAATGTTCCAGAAGCTGGATTATATATGTTGCATCCAAACGAACGTGTATTAACGGCATCAGAAAATCGTTCATATACTAATAATAATAGTAGTAGTGTTATGAATTTTTCAAATGGCGCAATTATAATTCAGGCGGGTAACAGAAGTGGTGAAGATTTACTACGAGAAATATCTAGTGCAGCAATGTACCAATTAAATAGGAGGAGCTAATATGATAACAACTGTTGTGCTTGGTTCAGTAACAATAAAATGTAATGTAGTTGATAAGCAGATTGTACCCAAAATTGCAGTAATAGAGATACCAGGGCGAGAAGGAGATTTAGTTCAAAATTTAGGAAATAGTTCTAAAGCAGTAAGATTACAAGGCATATTAACAGGTACAAGTAAAGATACAGACAAATCAACATTAGAAGGATATAAAGGTACGACACAAACATATACAGACACAGACGAATCATTTACTATGATAGTAACACGTGTAAACATTCCAACAATCGGAGGACAACCGAATCATTACACGTTTACAATAGAAGGTCGAAAATACGACCAAACATAAAAAGTAAGAGGTGAAGAAAAATGGTAGCAGACCTAAGTGTCTATTTTGACTTTGGGGGGACAGATGCGACACCGGGAACGCAGCAAGATACGGATGGTTTAGGACCACCTAACATGAGATTTAAACAAGCAGATGATGCCACAATAAATACATCAAATCCTATACCAATTCCAGCAGCGGGTTCAAGCTTTTCAAGATGGAAACAAATATATCTTAAGTGTGATACAGCACCAGGTACACAGATAGATAATATAAAATTCTACTCAGATGGTGGTGGCTTTGGTACTGGTATAACGCTTAATGTAGGGAATCAGTTTCCAACGAAGAATAGTGGGACAAATTCGGGGTATCAAGTAGCAGATGTAAGCGCAACAATGATTGGTGGGCATACGGGTATATCAACACAAACTGATGTATTTACACTAACATCAGGTGCACCATTAAGTGGGCCAACAATATCGGAATCTGGTAACATAATAAATGCGCAAAACGAGACTACAAATTACTTAGTACTACAGATGGTAGTAGTAAATACAGCGTCGCCAGGTGACCTTGCAAACGAAACACTAACGTTCCAATATGATGAAATATAAAACTAATACAATAGAGTAGGAGGTGTCAATACAATGACTGATATAAGATGGAGAGCAATATATAGTGATGGCTCTTATTTAGAGCAATTTAATAAAGACGGTAAAGAGAATAAATATCAAGATATTGATAGAAGTAGGCTTGTTTCTTTCGAATTATTTGAGACAAATAACTTTTGTGTTAATTGTAAAACAAAGTTATTAGAGATGTTTTTACGTAAAGATAATGGTGGGTACTACGATACTATTTTTAAATATTGCCCTAATTGTAGTGGGGTATGGAAAACAAAAGAACAACCAATTTTTAAAATACATTTAGAATCAGGGCAAAGATTAATATGTAGAAGAAGAACAGGTAAAAGAGTTAAAATCTCTAATGTTATGGAATGTAAAGAAGTAGGAGAATTAGATGTAGAAGGAGAATATTATTTTTATATAGTAGGATGGCAACAAACAATTGAAGGTAAAAATGTTCAAGCTATTGCATATATATTTGAAGACGGACATATAGAATTGGCAGGTAATTGGAAAAACAATCATAAATTATTTTATGCGCCCAATTTGCTTCCTGAAGAGAGCGGAGAGTAGTATGGATGAACAACTACCTAAGTGTTGTGATTGTGGCAAAAAAGAACTTGTACATCAAGGAGAAAGATATGATGTAATGATAGCGCGTGATGTTCCTTGGTATAAGTGTAAAAGTTGTGGAGCAGAATATGAAAGTCACATTTGGTATGGTGGTAGCGGTTCGTGGTATTTAACAAAGAGGCAAGATAGTGGTAACTAAACGGTTAGTTAAATCAAAAACAAAGTGGAGATTATGGATTTTCGCTACAACTATTACTCTCGCCACTTTATTAGGTTATCTAGAAACGCAAGGAATACAGACATGGCATTCTGGGGATATGGTATGTGGTGGAAAAATTATTTGCGATGGGCTGTTTGATATAAATGTGCCTATAAAAATGTCGAATTACTTAGGCGAAAGTATTAATATTACAGAACTTTGTTTTGGCAAAAATATAAATATAGTAGTGGATAATGTTTATAATCTCTCTATTTATAAAGCAGATAAGCGGTATGGTGTAAATAACCCGAATCGCTGGAAACCTTTTAATTTTACCGGAAACTGTCTTCCAATAGGTAATAATTCGTTTAAGATAAACGCTACAAAGGACGAATTCTCTATAGTAAAATGGGCAGTATCTAATACAAATATTGACCCTTACTGGTACGGAATTGAAAAAGTAACAACATGTATTCGTACCGAAGGAACTACAGATTGTAAAAATGATGACGGAACTCGTACTTTGAGCATAGGTCAGGCAAACGTATGGGACGGAAAAGAATGGGTAGATGGTGACCGATTGTCTGAAATAGTAAATGTGTCATATTCAGACGGAACTATCAACATTTCGTCTTCTTATTTTTCGTATATTATAGATGTCAGCATAAATGATGGAGAAAAGGATTACAAGTTAAAAGACTTTCCTGTAAAGTCAGCATTGAATATAATAGATGACAAATCAGCCATGGAGTTTGCTTTAAACATATCAGATATTCCAAAAGCAGTTGAAGGCAAACTATCCCATATAAATTTTGCACATAAAAAATCAGGAGATTTAAAGAATATTGAAATAGCTTATTCAGATTTGACAAGAAGCGGCTATGAACTTTCTGAAGGAAAAGATGTCATTCAAATAGGCAATTTACAAGCTAAATTGTCTTCTGGTAGCTTATACTTAGACCCATTGGTCACTTTAGGCAATGGCAATGTAACCGCTGATACTACATTAAATGCATCTGCATCAGCTACATATGGTGACTATGGTCTTATGGTAACCATGACAGCACATTGGGTAAGTGCAACAAACAGGAAGACTCCAATACTTAAAGTGGGTATAAGCAGTTTGCCTGCTAATGCAACTATTACAGAAGCACGTCTTTTTTTGAGGGTTGCAGACAGTAATTTAGATTCAGGTGAAACATTCAATTACGATGTTCATCATGTTTATAATCAGTCTTCATACAATATAGGCGGGGCAGAATGGACAGAAGGAAACGTTGCTCCAACTTCTTCTTGTACCGTTAATGGTGGTGCTGCATCTGGAACTGAAATTTACTGGGGCAATATGCCTACAACATCTAGTCAGATGAACCTCACTTACGAATCAAGGGTAACATCTGCTGATGGAGGTGTAGCTGCTCATTGGAATAATTGGAGTATAATTAAAATGCTACAAACAGAATACAATTCAGGCGGGAAGAACTTAACAATATTGTTAAACGTTACACGAGGTGCTGGTTCTCCAGATAACTCAGACTGTGCAACTATAGACTCAGCAGAAGCCGCAACTGCTACTAGCAGACCATTCATAAATATAACATACACGACACCTGACATTACAAATCCAACATATTCTTTGAACTCAACGAATTCAACGTACGCAGGATTTTCTACAAAGTTTTCTTTATACTGGCAAGATACAGTTGGTTTAAGCGGATATAATTTCAGTTTCTGCAACGGAAGCTGGATAGGTAGTGTATGTACTGCTGGATGGATAAATGATACTTGGGTAGCAATGACAGGTACTGGCAACTGGTCTAATGTAACCAAGTCGGTCAATTCAACAATCGGTTCTATAATAGCTTGGTGCGTAAAAGCTAACGATACGTCAAACAACTGGAATACAAGTTCATGCAACAATCCATTTAATTATACAACACAAGAAGCACCATATCCGCCAACAATAGTCAACCAGCAATCTTATACCAACTGGTCTGCTGGATTAGGATTCAATGTAACAGCGACTGCAGATGATGGTAATGGTTTAGATGATATTACTAATTGCTATCTATTTAGCAAAAGGAAATACGATAACTATGGAGTGCAATATACCTATACTAATAAAACAGGAGTATACAATTCAGGAAACGGAAACTGTACGTCAAATATTTCTACATCAGATGGTAGCATAGTTGTTATGACAAATAATACTGGTATTACAGACAGTGTATATAATGGTGGATTATTAAAAGATGAAATAAATGACATCATTTGGATGTGTTCACAATATATACGTATTACCAAAATTAATGCTACAACTGGAGAAGTAATAGCAATAGCTTATCCAACAGGTGGCAGTTGTACAAGATTGGTTCAAGACGATAATTTTCTTTATGTTGGTGATAGTGATGGGAGATTGATAAAACTAAACAAAACAGATATGAGTTTCACAGAGACCGCAACTGGTATGAATGTAAAAAATCCTTCTCTTGAAATAGATGATGTGGGTGATGACCGAGGCATATATTATATGAACAGTAGCGGTACTGGGAAGTATATGATAAAAGTAAACGCATCTAATATAACTCAGCAATTGTGGCAAATCGATACTGGGGCAACTGCTGTACAAGATATTGCAACTAATGATAATATTCCTGCCGTATATACAGCCGGGCAACTTAATGTAGTCAAGAAAATTAACAAAACAGACGGTGCTATTGATTGCACTGTTGCAGACCCAGGAGACTCTTCATCATCGGCTGAATACGATTCATGGTTGGGAAACTTGTGGGTAGGAGGTTATTATGAAAGATTACGCTACATCAATGTTACAAGTTGTGCTACTTTACAAACGGCTACTCTTGGGCCGTCTGGTGATGCTATATTTGATGTGCGAGTAGATGCTGATTTCGTATATACATTTGCATATATAAGTACTGGTGGTAGAATACGACAATTTAATAAAACTAAATTTGTTAGTGGTAATTTCACAAATGAATGGAATTATTCATTTGCTTATGATATTCGGGCAGGCTATGTAGATTCTAGTTATGTTTACTTTGTTCCTATTAACTCACCATTAACTGTATATAAATTCTTTAAAAGTTCTACTAATTATACTGTTGGCGAGAACATAACAACGAAAATGCGTTTCGTAGATTCTACAAGCCAAATTGTTGAAACTACAAATGGTTCAAAAATTATACCTCCGGTAAGTGAAGTAGGGCCAGATATAACTCCGCCGACATTAGCAATTCAATTACCAGAAAATACAACTTATGGTTATAATATAAGCTTGCCACTAAACTATACTGCGTCAGATGTTTCTGGGGTAAGTCAATGTTGGTATAACCTTGATGGCGGTTCTAACACAACTATAACAAGCTGTGCAAATACGACCTTTAATACGAGTATAGGTTCGCATAGATTATATTTGTTTGTCAATGACACATTAGGAAATAACGCAACAGCGAATGTGAACTTTACGATTGACTTTTTTATAGAATGTAATAATCTTACAGTAGCTGGGAAGACATATTATCTAGGAAGTAATATAACTAATTTAACGACTACCAAATGTATAATTATTAGTAATGATAATATAACTCTTGATTGCCAAGGAAATATTATTAGAGGTGCTGGAACTGCTTCAACTAGTGGTATTTATATAGATTCACGTAGAAATATATTAGTAAGAAACTGTTATGTATCTACTTGGGGAAGTGGAATTACACCTAATTCTAATACTAACCTTACTTTTATAAATAATTTTATTAATGGAACAGAATATGGATTCAATTTCTATTATAGCCCCAATAATATTATTATAAATAATACAATTAATAATACTGCTTATTCTATCAATTTTCTGAGTGGATTTAATAGTACACTTGTTAATAATACTATATTTCATTTCTTAAATAAACAAAGTGGACTTATTATAACGGGAACTTCGATAAATGATTTTAGAGGGAGTATAAATGAAAGTAATACTGTAAATAGTCTTCCAATATATTACATAGATGGTGTAATAAGGCAGTGCCAAAATAATACAATTTATACAAATGGGAGTTTATATAGCACGATGGTATTTGTAGGATGTTCAAATATTACTGTTAGGGATTCATCACCAGTAGACAGTATAATATTTGCAGTTACTACAGGGTCACGTTTACTTAATTTAAACCTAAGTAATGTAGATATAGGATTAAGTTTACAGGCGAATTCTAATTATAATACTATAATAAATGTTACAAATAATTATGATATAAATGGATACCAGATTGTAGGAAGTAGTTTAAATAATTTTACAAACTGTACTGCTATTAATAACAACTGGGCTATTAGATTAGATTCTACTTCTAATAATAATAGATTTATAGATGGCATTATCAATAGTAGTACTCAATATGGTATACTAATTAGTGCAGGCAATAATAATATTTTTGAAAATATCTCCATATTAAATTCAGTTACTTATGACTATTATCTATCAAACACAAATAATTTTACTAATACCGACTTTAAATCTGCACGAAAAATATATTTTAGTAGTGATTCTTGGTTTAATTATAAAAATACATCTGATAGTAGTATTTGGTTGAAAAATAGGTTATCTGATGTTAAAACAGTTATTAGGACTATAAATAGCTGGTCTAATTTAAATTTAACTTGGAATGAAAGTATAACTTCTGGTACTACAATAGCATATTACAATATTACAGGATTACTACCAAATACCAATTATGAAGTTTATAATTTTTCAGTTTTAGCATATACAATAACAACAGATGCAAATGGGGATTTGAATTTTACTATAAACTTGAATACAACAGCAAGGATAATACAAGTTAATAGTACAATTACATCTGATACAACCTCACCAACTCTGATAATAAGTCTACCTGCAAACACAACCTATAATTATAATACAAGTTTACCGCTAAATTATACAGCAACTGATAATGTGAATATAAGTCAATGTAAGTTCAATCTGGATAATGGTGCAAATACTACTTTAACAAACTGTGTAAACGCAACGTTCAATACAAGTGAGGGTTCGCATAGATTATATCTATTCGCTAATGATACAGTAAATAATAACGCTACTGCAAATGTAAATTTTAGCATAGATATGATGGCACCAGTAAAGCCAGTTATTCAGTCACCTACAAACATAACATATAATACAACTTCAGTAAATCTCAATTATACTGTGCCGTCAGACAGAGACCAATGTAAATATGAACTAGATTGGTCTAATACTACATCTGCCACTTGTGCAAATCAAACAATGTCGAGTTTAAGTCAAGGTTCTCATAATGTGGCAGTTTGGATAAATGATTCGGTTAATAACTGGAATGTATCAACGAGAGTTTACTTTAGTGTAGATTCGATAAATCCAGTAGTATTAATAACAATTCCGACAAACACGACTTATAACTATAAGCCAACTTTGAACTTCACCGTTAGTGATGCAGGTGGATTAGACAAGTGTTGGTATATAAATAAAACAGGTCAAACTAACCAAATAACTAGTTGCTTGAATGTGTCGTCAAGTTTATTCAATGTTACAGAAGGTTGGAACAATATTACAGTATATGTGAACGATACAGTGGGAAACATGAACTCAAGTGCAGTTAATTTCACGTATGATGTAACATACCCGACCATAACGATACAGATACCTACGAACACAACATACGGATATAAACCCACGCTTAATTTCACAGTCACAGATAATGGTGCAATAAGTCAATGCTGGTATATCAATAAAACAGGTCAAACTAATAAAATAACTAACTGTGCTAATGTAACCTCAGTTTTATTTAACGTAACTGAAGGATGGAATAACATTACGGTTTATGTAAATGATACGGTAAATAATACAAATTCAAGTTCTATAAACTTTACTTACGATATGACTGCACCGACACTGGCAATTCAGTTGCCACAGAACACAACATATAGTTACAATATTTCACTGCCTCTAAACTATACGGCAACAGATAATGTGGCAGTCAGTCAATGCAAATATAATCTGGATGGGGGAACTAACATTACTTTAGCGAACTGTGCTAATGCAACGTTTAATGCCACAGGTGGCTTTCACAAACTA